GTCTCCAATAAACATTCGTGTTATCGTTCGTTACTGCCTGCAGAGATCTCAAGAGCATTACTGCTCCAAGTGCGGATGACTTAAGACGCAAACTAACCACTGGATAAAATGTATTTGCATTAGACATCGTAGTTCCAGTAATCGGATTGGAAATGCTCAAAAGAGTTCCAAGCTTTTCTGGTTCACCTTCTTGAATCAGAGAGTTAGAACCCTGATAGATGTAATGAGTTCCAGCAACTCCAGTTACATTCTCAATCTCAACACGAATTGGTAGAAATGGAGTAGAACACCAAACCCTATCAAGATTATTTGAGTTATCAAAAGTATGACTCTTGATAGTTTCTCCCTTCATTAACCAAGCAAAATCTACAGTTCCCGCACCATACCATTCATAATTAATAGAAATCATCTGTTGTTTTGTTGGGTCTGCGGTTACACCAGTCCAACCATTACCATCAAACTTTTCACCATTCCATTCATCTCTACCAACTCTTCTTTCTGTAGTAATACCTGATGTACGGGTGCGAATTACATAAGAATATGTGCCCCCATCATCCTCAAAATAAACACCATTATTATCGTCAAACAATCCAAATCTTCTACGAACTCCAGGAGTAGGTGCTTCTAGACGAATTGCGAATGCAAGTGTTGCAGGTCTACCAGGAATGTATCTCATCACATTCTTGGTCTGTCTGATGACTTTGCTACCAGCAGTAGAACCAACTTGCATAATCACATTACTTGCATATTGGTTCCAAGTTGCAGTTCCAACACCAACTACTCTCTCATCCCAAACATCAGTCTCTTTACCATACTGGAAAGTATTAAAGAAAACTGTTTGGAAAGGAGCAACCTTTAGTCTGTTGTTATTAGAAAACTGAGGTCTCCAATCCGTCTGGTTTCCCCAGTGATCTGCAATGTTGTAAACCTCAAATAAGGATCTTTCTTGATTTAGAAAATCTTGTGTGTTCTTATTCCACTGTGCCATAAAATCAAATCCATTCTAGTTTTGACGGGTGATATCTTTTACTACTCGTTACGTTAATAGACTTCTGTGTTGAGGGATAAATGTATTGGACAATTGCTCCAGGATATTCTCCCTGCAATTGTTCAGTTAGTTCTTTGGATGAAGGTACGATGTCGGATGTCAACTCCAATCTATAAAGATTGCCCTGCCAAAGAACATCAGCAGTATAACTCTCTTCCATATCAGAAGATTCTTGTTGAGTAGAACCTCCGATAATCATTGTCCCGTTGAAGTCTCCAGAAATATTAATACTTTCGGAGATGAATTCTTTGTAACTTTTCATTTTAGCAGTTCCAAGCTCTGAGTGATTTGTTGATTCTGCTATTTGGATCATTAGCAGTCTTGGCAGAAGTTAATTTCTTTTTCATGCCACTCATTCTGGCACAAAATGACGCCCTGCGGGGATTTCCAACTTTCTTTGAAGGTGCCTTAAGGTCGCTTCCAGGATTAGCTCTTTCGTAGGATTTTCTACCTTTCTCGTTGAGACCACCATTCTTGTTTTGACCCTCCTTTCGTGTCCAGGCTGCCTCTGCACAGAATTGCTTAAAAGTTTTGAGATCGTGAGATTCTGCTTTATATCCAGTTGCCTTTGGTACTCCTGCTGATGGTACACAGTTTGGAACTTCTCTACCATTCTTCTTTTTCATTCCAACCTGCGTGTATCCTTTCCAACATGGATCTTTCTTTTCTTCGGAAACAGGAACACAATTAGGAACTTCTTTTCCACCTTTCTTTTTCATTCCAATTTGCTTATATCCCTTCCAGCAAGGATCCTTTTTGCCCTTTGCTTCGTCAATAACATCACCATCAATTTCATAATGTGCTACCTGAACTTTTGTCTTTGCTTTAGCTTGAGGTAAACTTGGACCAGATCCTGGTTTTGGTTTTGGACGCCAGTAACCCTTTGGTTTATATCCACCATACTTCTTATTATGGGCACGAACATCTGGTCTCCAATCTTCCTCTCCTGGTTCATCAAATTCTCTTTCTGATATTAAAGATCCCTCAAGTTCATAATGAGCCATTTGAACTTTATTGTTTTTCTTAGCAAGTGGAAGCTGTGGACCAGTTTTCTTTAACCACTCCTTTTCAGTTCCAGCACCCTCTTTTGCTTTATTATAAATCTTTTGAGTTCTTTGTGCTCCTTTGTGCCCAGGTCCAATATCAAAACTTACGCCTTCTTTGTAACTAGTAGCAGCATCCATGTTATGTGCAGTATCAGTAATTTTTGCTTGAATCCAAGCTGGAATATCTCTCTCCTTCTTGCCCAACTTCTTTTGAAGTTTCAAAATATTAGTCTTTGCAGACGCCAATTGAGATTGCGCCATGGAAACTTCGTGGTCTTTCTTTTTTTCAGTCATCCTTTATCTCTTCCTTGGCAGTAAGAATTTATTTATCGTCATTATTATTTAGAAAACCTTGCTTTAGTAACTTTTGAAGTTCTGCCGTACTTCCAACAAATAATGCATTGTTTGTAACATTATTAGTTGTTTTCTTTTCACTTTGATCTTCTATGTCCTTAACTTTCTTTTGAAGATCCATTAACTTATCAGTTGTATCGCTTACATTTTTTAAGAGTTGCCCAACAACTTCATAAGCTCTTGGGCTGTCACTCTCAGCAGCAAGTTCCATAACACCATTCAGTGCTTCTTGCCCCTTTTCAATTAGAGAATAAAGATTTGCTCTGGTATACTCATAATCTTTATCAACATCTCCAGTCGTTTTTTTCTCAACCTTAACTGGGGCAGGTTCCTTAACTGTTTCTACGATTGAAGTTTCGATGTCTAAAGATTCGCTAATCTTGTCAAATTTATCCATTGTCATAGGTCAACATCTTTTCCTTGACTTGGACTCCAAAGTTTTGGAGTAGTAAAGAACGTTGTGATCTCACCAAATCCAAAATCATCACCATCTGCTTGACCAGACTGAAGTATTGCATCATCAGATTCTGTGATTTGCCCGTCATTATCATAATCTTTAGTTGCAGTAGGAGTAACTTGCAATCGTACAGATCGTCTTGCAGTAGAAACATCTGTACTTGTGAAAGAATCGACTTGAACTTTTCTGATAATTCCGTCTGAATTCTCTGCGATAGGACCGAACAGATAAGTTTTTGCTGTAAATGTTAATGTATAAATTAGAGCTCTTCTAGTAGTGAAATCTCCTTCATACTCATCAGTAAATGATATATTATTGAGGACAATGGGAATATCTTTTTTCTCTCCAATTGAATTTACTAGATCGACAGTGATATTAAATGATGGTTGAAAGAAAGGTAATATCTGTTCGATGATTTGCAAAACATCATCATTTAGTTTTGAAAAAATATTTAACTGAAAATCCATGTTATATGGAACTGGCATATAGACTTGCTTGATTTTTTTATTCTCATCTAATGCTTTAAAAGTTTGAGTAACCCCAACCTTTCTAGTTGGATCATATGAAATCCCCGTCAATTCAAATGACATTCTTGGGAGAGTAATAGCAATATCTCTTTCTAAGTCTGTTCTTCCTTGCTCAATTCTAGCAAGAAATTTTTGCATAGGACCATATGCAAGAGGAACTTTCAGGACACTAATATCAGCACCATTTTTGTCCTGGTGCCTCAACTCAATATTATTAAAAAGAGTTCCAAAACCAATAATGGTTTTTCTTATAATTTCGTGATAAAAATAAGTTCCTAACATTAGTAATTACCAAATGGGTTGCTTTCTGAAAAATCTAAAATGGAGTCTGCCTCTAATTCAATCTCATCATTCTGAGCATATGGATCCCAGAGATTATCTGAAACAAACTTTCTTATAGTATATGTAGCATTTGAATCACTACCAACGATTTGCTCATTCCTATAGAATGCTCCAGTAACAATTCCAACCTTTAAAGTGTTTGTTGAACTGTTCCATTCTCTTACTCTTCCAGTAACACCACTATCCTGACCAGTAACAATCTCATTAAATTTATAGCTACCACTTCCATTGACGGGTGGATTGGAGAACGTTATTGTTGGAGCACTGGTATATCCAGAACCAGCATCCAACATATACACTGATGTGACAGCTCCATTCGCATCAATCTGCGCCCTTGCTATCGCCGTTACTCCAGCGCCTGGTGGGGAAGATACAGTTACTGTCGGTGCCACTGCATAATTGGTTCCAGCGGCACCTATATTAATTTTACCAACGCCAAATGATGTTGCCGATCCGACAGTGAATAGGCAAGTTGCTATAGCACCAGCTCCGTTTCCACCAGTAATGTATACTTTTGGAATCTGAGTATATCCATAACCAGCATTTGTAATTCTTATTTCCTCAACAGAATATAGTAATCCTCTCTGAGTTGTTATTGCAACTGCTGTTGCCGTAGTAAATCCAACTGGAGGAGATGTAAATGTTACTAGTGGAGTGCTTGTATATCCATGACCATCGTTAACCAATATGACTCTTTGGACATATCCAGTTGTCGTCGTTGCTGTTCCAGTTGCAGTTACACCACTCCCAACAATGTTTATAGTCGCAATGTATCCTTGTTCCTGAATATTCAGGTCAATATCACTGATGCCAGTATCCAATACCTCATCTTCGTATTCAAACAACTCACAAGTTAATTCGAAGGTAAATACTTTTTGAAGTTGATAAAATGGTTTTTCAAACTCAACATACTTAACTTCAAATAATTTTTTTCCATATGGAAAAAAGATCAAGTCTCCTTCTCTAGGAGTGCCATAAAGTGGTACTTCATAATCATCCATATCTTCCATGAATGGTTTGATGAAGTCATCATACCTTTCTTTAGAAATAGTCAATGAGATCTCATCCTTAATGGTAATACCAAATTTTGTCATGATATCACCATTTCCAGTTGGACCGTCAAAGTTATTCAAATATGCTTCTATTGCAAAGTTGTCATCAAATTTTGATGATTGAACTTCTGCAATAATAGTTTTTTTATTAACAAACTTTCTTGGAATGTAAATGACTTCTACGCCATACATTCTCAACTGTTCGTTGATTAAGTCTTGAATGAGGTTCTGTTCCCCTTGAGAACCGTGAATGAAAAAAGGATTAAGTGCCATTACCCAATTAGATCTAACGGTGGTACTTCATATTCACTTATCATCTTATCTCTCAACTCCTGAAGTTCTGCTGTTGCATCATCGTACATTTGTCTTCCATTTAATTCAACACCACCAGGAAGTTTGATGCCCTGAAACTTCATCATATTTTGACCCCACTGCCTTTTAATTAAGGAAGTGAGATATCTTTTTAAGAAAGAATTATTCCATACTTTTCCATTTGTAATAGGATCAAGTGCTCTCCAACAGTCGATAATGATGTGATCTCCAGCAGTTGCCTGGGACCATTCGATATCTATGAATAGTTTTCCCTGAGTTTTATTAAATCTTAGTTGCTTATCAGTAGTCAATAGCATATCGATGGTTTCTAGATGACTTTTAACCATCGAATAACTCAACAGTTCACTTGCACCCAACCAGTAAATATCATTCAAAAATAACTGATACTTGACACTAAACATTCCAGAAGAAATGCTACTACTATCAAAACGAAATACTTTATTAACACCAATGACATCATCTGGTAATTTTAGGAAATTGCTATTTTCTTCAAATGAGAAAGATACTGATGTGCCATTAATAGTTGCTATATCTGATGTGGTGGTTATACCAACCGCTTGATTACCTCCCCTTGCCTTTCCTCTGTTAATATCTGCCTCAGTAATTTTATATTTTAAATATTGCTGCTCCGTACCATCATAATGCCTCTCCTGAAAAAATTGCAAGGCATCATCAACCAAATCTTCAATCTGGTCATTGTCAACATTAATTTCTAAAACTGGGGCTCCTAGTTGCCTCAAGCAATAATCTATTAACCCTTGTCTCGTAGCTGGTTGAGCCATTCTTATCCTTTTACTCTAATTTTAGGATTATTATTATTTAGAAGGGTTACTTTCCTCCCAATGCTGGTATTTTGAATCTTTGCCTTTAAGATTTCATCTACTTGTATTGTTATTTTCATGTGGTAACTCCTGCTCTAACCATAACAGAACCTTCCAAAACTCTTATCTTATCTCCATTTGATTTTGTTACTAATACATCATATTGATACCTTCCTTCTTTAAGAGAAGATGTATCAGTCGATCCCATAGAAACCCTCAATTCTCCTGTTGATGGGCTTGTAGTTGTAACTGCAAATCCAACACCAGTTGATGCTCGTGGATGCTTTTTCATCACAGCACTTATACCACAACCAACCAAACTGAAAGCTGAATTATCTGAGTTTGTCAGATTAAAAGTTTCAGAAAAAGTTGATCCCGAATGAATGACAATATTTCTTACATATACTGACATTTTTGCAAAAGACTACTATTATTAATTATTTATGAGTCCTCATCAATTCTAAAACATTTTTCAAATTGAAATCTAAGTTCATTTATCTTCATTTCCTCTGCATAAGTAATTAGATGTTGATTAATTATCTTTTCTTCTTCGGTAAATTCCATACGATGCTTATGTTTGATCTGGATTAATCTGTCCATATCATCCAGAAAAGTTGTATCTTTATCTAAAAACTCATCGTAAGTCATCAATCCCTTTGTCTCCAATCGTCTGGTTTATCTTGAGTAAACCAATCTGCAAGCTCATCTACACTATCAAATCCACGCTTTCCGAAACGTTCATGCCCTGTTCCACCAATGTCAAGTTGATTTAAAAAATCATCAAGGTCTCCTTCTTGCATGTTTGGATTCTCTGCAGTTCTTCTCGCTTGACGTAGAAGTGTTGCTGCGGATCTATTCGCTTTCGCCAACTTCTCCGCCCAGATCATATCTTCTAAACTGACCTCTTCATGAGATACAATCTTTCTGCAAATCTCCTCTAAACGAAGTCTGTAGGATGTAGATAGCATTTATTTTTATCACACACTATGTATTTAGTGTAGTGATTAAATCCTTAATTAGACCTTTCAATTCAGACAATTCTGTTTTAACATCAGACAAATCAGAATCTATCTTTTCTACTCTTTGATTGGTAATTTCTTGTTTTTGTCTTTGATAATCCAACTTTTTTTTATTTGTCATATACATTTGATAAGAAGTTTTATCAACATTTATGACAGCACCTGTACGCATATCTTTATATAATCCAGGTTCCCCTTTAACTGGTCTTAAATCAAAATGGTCTTCATAATCAAAAATACTGGCATCTTCACGTTCTTCTCTAACCTGAGCCATATTCCAACTTGGTCCAAGAGGTTCTCCACTACCATCTGGATTGGTTCTTGGATCTCGTATCCTATCCCTCATCATTTTTTCCAATTCAGCTTGTGTATATGACTGCATATTTGTCATATTCACGAAATTGTTAAAATCCGATTGATTGGGGGGTTGCATAACAACTATTAAAAAAGGCACCTGTATTTAGGTGCCTTTGGATTATGTTAGGGCGATAACTCGTATCGATCTAAATTTAGGCGGTTGAGCCGCATTTGTTCCAGACATCATAATCTTAATTCTAAATGCGCTGAACTTTTGTAGATTTTCTGCATTAAATTCATATTGGATATATTCTCCACTAGCAGAAGCTCTAATTTTTTGATCAGCTCTTCCATTATTATTAATCTGGTTTAGTACGCTATCGCCAATACCATCCCCATCAGTATCAACTAAGTTATCATAACCTGGGAAGAGACGCCATGGTGCTTCTCCCTGCTGACCCTCCGTATTGATAGCATATGCTACACGGAAATCGGCACTTTCTGGTCTATAAGCTTCAATGATACACTTGAGGGAAACGGATGGAGTTTCTAGGTTGATCAGTTTACTTACATATATGCTGGCATGTGGATCTTCTCCAGAGATATTAATTCTACCATCTAGTGCATAATCAGATACTGGTTTGTTTAATCTATAGAATTCAAAGTCAGTAGAACCAATTGTGGAATCTAGAGCAGGTGATACATATTCATCTGTGGTTCCAAGAGTAATTGCAGTCGTAAATGACTTATTCCTGAATAGTTCAGTATTATACGCATCTTCATTTACTTTAGATGCAATCATTCTAACATCTGGGAATTCATTTACTTCATTCAATTGAATATCCTGGTATCCACGATCAATGTATGATATTTCACTTCCACTTGGGCTTGTTCCCGTAATTGTTCTGACTTGAGCAGATACAGAAGTTGCGCCAGTTGGTTGAATAATTCTATATTGTGGATTGATAGCACAGAACAGTAGGTTTGAAGTTGAATAGATATTGTTTCCACCAACAGCGCCAAGTTTATTGAAACTTAGCATTGGAGCATTGGTCAAACTTCCATCGGAAGAACGATCAGTTCCACTTTCAGTTCTATCTATTCTTAGATAGTAATTATCAATATCAAACTCATATGGGTCTATGTCATGAGTCTTATTAATTCTTCTCAACGAAACGCCAGCAGTTTCATACTTCATTACAGTTTCGCCAGTATCATGTGGAGTTGGGATGGTTCCATCTACTCCTCTTGAAGAAATTACCAAATTGCCAGAACCAACAGATGTGTAGGCAATAATTTCCTCATCGATCTTGACATATCCTGGATTTGTTGCACTAACTGGCATACCTTCAAATGTCTCATAGTTTACTGTAGATGCTATGGAAACTACTGTACTGGATGATGTTACATTTGCTGTTAATTGCGTAGCATCCTCTAGGTCAGCAACGCCAGAAATAACAACTTTATTGGAACCGCTGTACATACCATGGTTTGGTAGATATACGAGCATTAGGTCCCCTTCATTAGCGGAAGGACCAGTTCTTGCTGACAAAGTAATAGTTGTATTGGCAAGAGATACTCTGGTATCATCATCCTTAAAGTAAACTAGTCTTTCTCCAACTTTAAACTCTTTTGCCTTGACATTTTGTAAGAAAAGTCTATCAATTCCTTTAATTTTTTCAACAGCAATTTGAGCTTGTGCTCCAGCACCTCCAATATCGGAAGTTGTGATGCCCAAAATATCTCCAACTTTATAACCATGTCCTGCTGTAATTATAGTTACACCAGTACCAGTTACACTTCCACCCTTAACAAAAATGTTTGCTCTAGCACCATCTCCGTTACTACTTACGCCATACAATTCTACATTGGTGTATTGTCCATCAATATAACCAGTTCCTCCAATAGCAACTGTAGAAACTCCAGCTAGAGATCCGTAAGTTATGTCGATTGGACCACCAACATTTTCGATATTGCCATAGATATAAGATTTTCCTGTAGATGATGGATTTTCTGCAGCTGTTGTTTCTCCAATCTTTCTGCCTGTTGTCAGGATACCTGCTAGTGGAGTTCCAAGATTTACTGTTGTGATACCAATAGTTACCGATCTAGAAATGACTTGGAAAGCATCAGCACGAAGTTTTCTGGTATAGTTGTTACTTACATCAAGATCAGGATTCTGTAGATAAACAGTACCAGACTTAGAAGTAAACTTAGCTCTCTTGATTCTGAATGTTAAGTCTTCTTCCTGAGTTGCAGTCCAGATAGAACCGTTCTGCGACTTGAATAGAGAACCAGCACCCCACTGTTTACTATGTTGAGAGTTGGCACCTAAACCAAATGCTTGGTAATTAAGTGTCTTATCTCCCATTCTAGCGAGGAATACTTCATATTGGTCGGATTCAGATAGAAGAACGAAACAGAATTCTTCGTTTGGAGAACAGAATACAGGAGATTTAAATGTAAATGTAGTCTTGTATGTATCATCTCCTGCCGAAGCCCCATCATCAGGAACCAATTTAACTTGGTCTGGATCTAACTTAACCTCACTATATTCAAGAACATTTCTGGTAGGAGTTCCAAGTTGCATCTGTCTAATTTCGCAGAAGACTGGCAACTTATTGTCCTTTTGGTAGAACCAAACATCAATACTTGTGATATAAACACCACTAGCATCAGTAGTAAACGATTGTGCAAGAGGGTCTCTGTGATAGTAGACCTTATACTTAGTCGTTCTCCATGTTTCAACGACACCAGTTGATTTGTAATCAGCTGCGCCTCTAGAAATCTTAGTTGTTCCTGGAATTGGTTTTGTGTCATTGATATCAGTATTCAAGACAAATTGTTTTGTTCCAGTCTTAAATCTATTTGGTGGTGCTGGATCTGCCAAAGGATCTCTGATGAAGAAGCATCCGTATATATCACCAAAGTTATCAGAAATGAAACGAATGTTAGCAACTTTTGCAGTAGCACCAGAAGTTTGACCAACTAATAGCATATCATTAACTACATATCCAGAATAAGCACCTTGCGCTTCTTCCGACATAGCAGCAACGTCAACATTCAAGATTGTTGATGAAGTTGAATATGTTGAAGGAATTGTAGAACCACTATTATATGGATTAGTTTGGAAAGCTCTATCTGGGTTATTAAATGGTCCTTGCTTATGATTTGGTGTGCAGACTCTAAACGTGATTGATGCGCTGCCACTAGTACCCTTGACAGTTTCTCCAACTTGGAATGCTCCAGTAACATCCTTGATTTCAAGAAGTTTTGGTATGATATCCAGGTTATTAGTTCCGTCGAAGAAATGATAGTATCTAGTATTAGGTTTACAGCTTACCGCTGTCATCAATACGTTTCTCGACCTCATGTAATCCTCATCAACCCTCGATGTCATTTCGATGGTATCAGCAGGTACTGGTGTTGGAAGATCGACAGTAACGTAGTAAACAGATGGTGCCCACCACCACCAACCACGAGCGAGCCACCAGCCCCAGCCCCACCATCCATAATAGTGCCAGCCCCAGCGGTAGCCCCACCAGCCCCACCAGCCCCAGCCCCAGTGACCGTACCAGTGTCCTCCCCAGTGACCCCATGCCCAGCCACCCCAGTATGCCCAGTAGTGCCAATAATGACCCCACCAACCCCACCAGTATCCTCTACGGTGCCATCTCCATCTCCAAGTAACAACAGCAACTTGTTTTTGGAGACCTTTAATTTCGATAGTTCTTTCAGTATAAATTTTTCTAGTCCAACTATCAATATCTGGAGTTAGTGTGATTGCAACAGCCCATGTAATAACGTTAAATGGGTTAATATTGCTTACTCCAGTGGCAGCTAACTGTTTTACCCATTCTTCTTCAACATACTTTAATGTTAGAAGATCTCCAGATTTTTGAATATTGTTATCTAATAGAGTATAATTAACTGTACTATCAAATGTTTGGGCATTTGTTGTAGCTTCTGTAACAATCAAAGACTTCAAACTTCCATTGGAAGGAACTGGAGTTACAACACCTTCGTCTTCTGTTGACTGTTCGCACTTATTATCTGGATGGTTTGTATCAATTTGATCATTACTTTGGAAATTGTCAGCAAAAAATCCATTCTTAAATCTTGATTTTCCATTGGCGTCTCTAACATCGACGTTCTTGGTTTGTTCTTCAAGCATGGAAAGGGAAACTGCTTTTTCAATTCTCTCAATCCTCTGCTCCATTTTTACGAGATCAGCAAAGGTATATCTTCTTGGATTTTCCAAGTCAATAGTGACCATATTTGCATTATCGCAGAAAGCTGGGTACGAAATAGTACCAAGGAGCATATTATCTTCGTTCAAGTCATCTGGACTTCCAACCCCAGGTTGACCCTTTACAACAAATAGTTCTCCATTTTTATTTAAGAAAAGTTTATCTTTTCTTGCCAAATAATATTCAAATGATACAATTTGACTTTCTCCAGGAGCCATCAGAATCTTTGGTTTATCTGATGCGTCAAAGTTTCTACTATCAAAATCATATGGTGGATACGAAGCTGTATCTGGATTATAAACATCTACATATGGTCTGAAGTCAAGAACATCAGTTGCCCAGTTTGTATCTCTATCACTTACCCTTGACGTAATATGTGGAATCTTGTTTCTGTATGATTCTGGTGGATAACTGTTTACTGTAATGATATCACCATCATCTCCAGCTGGAATTGTATAATAGTCAAAAACAACTTTTAATTGTCTTGTTGGCGGATTTCCACTAACTGCTGTTCTCTGAATGGATGAATAGTTGTAGAACGACTTTTCTTGATGTTGATTTAATGAATACCTATGTGTTACATCTTTATAGTTTCCATTTACAATGCTATCAATCGTTGCGATTATTTTACTTTCTTGGAACTGTACATTCTCACCCAATGCAAATCTTGCATCAGTTAAATAAATAAACTCAATTTGAGCAGCAGCTGGCTTTCCAACAACTCTAGCAATTGCTTTGCTGTCATCTCCAACAACATTTTCTCCAATGATTGCACTTTGTTGGATGTTCTCAATCGAGTTAAAGTTAATCTTATCAAAAGTTGGGGCATTGATATCCCAAGATTCATGTACTGCAAGAACCTCAACTACATCTGGATAATTTATGCATATCTCACTATCTTGTACCCTTGTTGCATAGAAAGAACTATATTGTAATCCATCAAGTAAACTAGTTCCTGTAGTAATACCAGAATTTTTCTTACTGGATTTTACAATGTTTACAACCTTAGATCTATTAAGAACTTTTTGCTTAGCCTTCATCTTAGGCTTCTTCATAGTGACATTTGCCACTACATTTGTTTCGTTTGCCTTTAGACCTTTGATTAAAACTGTATTTGTTCCGCTATTTAATTCAAATTTTTCTGCTGTTAACGTTGCGATAGAACCATCGTCATAGACAACAGAATACCTATCTTCATCAAAATCTTCAAACAACGCACCTTGAATACCAGTAGTGTTTGTTATAGTCATTTCACCACTTCCGTTTGTTGTCAATGCTGTAATTTGATCAACAAATTCTAAAGTAGACTCTTCTAGTGTTACCGAAGCAATATTATTTGTAGGTAGTACAGCAAATAATCCATCATCGGAAGTATTTGCCAAACTAGGAGATAATGCTACAATTGTGGTATTGAGTGTTGCTGCTGGAAGACCTCCACCACTAATTCCATTAACTGGGGTTACTGCTTCAAGTGTAACTGCCTTCCCAGTTTTTGCTATATCTTTTACTCTAAAGATTGTGCTGGTTTGGAATCCAACCTGCTTAATACTATACAGAGTATCTGTAGTAATACCAGTAATTGCTTTATCGCCAATGGTAAGCTGTCCAGCGTTTGTTAATGTAAATACATCAGAATCTTTATATCCTGGAATTGGGACAGTATCTAATGCCAGATCAGCATAGAAATCAGCTGCAAGACCTTTTGCAGATGCTTGTTGATATACGGATTTTACATCTTTAGAACTGAAAGTTCTAGTATCTAGAATTCTTCTTTTATTTTCTACATTATCATTAATCCAAATATCTTCACCTTGAATAAACGTTCCAAGTACATCTCTAACATAAATTTTTGCAGATCCACTACCTGCAGCAGTTACATATCCAGTTGCTCCACTTGATTGACCTTTAATATAAGAACCTGCTGGAAGTTCTGTTGCGCTCAGTGGGTTTGCTAAATGTAAGAACGAATATAAATTCAAGTCATAAACATACATTGTAAATTGGGTAGTATCATCTTTATACTCCCCTGATGTTAGTTGGAATGAATATACCCTGGCATCTCCAATTTTTGGACCTACTAATGTAGTTCCATTAGCACCCAATCTCTGCTTGTATAATTCCAACTCATGCTTAATTGCTGGATGTCCAGTTACGTTCGTTAAACGAACACTATTTCCAATAGTAAATGAGACATTTACATTCTCTACTCTTCTTGTAGTTCTGGGTTTTTCTACATCAAGAATACTAGCAATTGGTCTATCAATATCGTATCCTTTTACATATGCTTTTCCAGAACCAACAGAAATTGCAAGTAAATCATCAGATGGGACATTTCCTTGATCTGTTACTTGATTTTCATAGAATAGACCACCATTTCCTCTTCTATTGTTTAAACTTTCGTGGAAAGTGATACTAAATGGTTCTACAAAGAAGTTTCCTGTTTTTTCAAAGTCTCTTTGTGCAATATAGTCCTTAACTACAGCATAATCTGGTTTATTTGGTACAATCTGAAGAACACCTAGATTGAGTCTCAGCAACTCTACAAAGTTTGCGTCATTTAAATCAGTTAGTGGTTTTTTGACTAACTTTGTTGCAATCTTAAATCTATCTGCTCCAGGAGCTGCATAATTCGTAAATCCCTTTGCATTATCATATAAAGTATTATCTTGCTTAGCATTGATAATCTCTTCACTAATTTGTAAACCAACTCTATATGATGGTTTATCTCCAAATTGATCAAGAACGATACTTTGCTTTTCTACATCAACAAAGAACCCTCTGAAGAAGAAAGTACCTCTATCAACGTGTGCTGCAGATCCAATAGCAGTAGCATTATCGGGAATAACATTCGCAAATGTATTGCCACTGGCAATAGTAGTATTGCCATATGTTATTGTATCTAGAGCAATTAAAGTCTCTCCATCAGAAAATACAGCAACTGAGTTATCATTTGCACCAGTTGTATATTTTACATAGAGAACGATATTTCCACTATCCGATTCCGACTCAGAAAGAACATTTACTACTCGTCCTTCTACTCCAGAACTTTGACCTCTAATTTCTTTGCCAATAAAGTTTTTAATATACGCAGAAACATCTAATCCCAGAAAAGTTGATTCGATCTGTACCGCAGGATAATCTAAGTCGTAACTTACTCCACCAGGAATAACTACCGACCCATCTTTAAAGAAGTGACGTGCAAATTTTTCAACTTGATTCTGCAGAATCGATTGAGAAGTAGTTAATTCTCTCGCCTGTACTGGGAATCCAGGCTTAAATAGAACTCTGTAGTAATTACTATTTTGGTCATAGTCATCATAATATGGATTGATGTTCAGGTTAGTTCTTTGTGGCATTGTTTTAAAACTCTAGTACGATTTTTACGTCTTCTCTTTGTCTCAAGTTTCGGGTGACGGTAGCCCTGTTATCAATATATATGAGATCACCACTCATCTTATCTATTTCTGGAACAGCTACGCCTCCTGTGAAGTTAATGCCTAAGTCAACTACAGCACCAGAAGTTGTAGTCGTAGTAATTCCAGTAAATCCAGTGTTGATTGTGCAACTTGCAGATCCAATAGTTACATTGGCTACTGCACCCGTAAAGTCATACTTAATAAAACTTTCTGGTGCAGCAAATGGGTCATCTTCTTGATTTGCGGTGCTTTGGTTAAAGTATAGTGATCTATCTTGATAGTATCTAACTACTTTTGTGTCCTTATCAAAAGATGTCACATAACCAAATGCAGTTTGACCAGCACCTATAGTTTGTCTAAGTTTTGCTCCAACCGTAATCTGCGTAATATCAGAAATTGTATCTAGCACCAAAGCATTACATGCTGTAAATGAGTCGGAACTAATTACTGCAGTTGATCCAGTAGAAACTGGGTTTTTTAGAATTCCAACTTGAGAGAATTTTGAGTTAGTTGGAAAATCAGCAATATCATCAAAACGAGCATAGATCAATACTTTATCTGCACCCAATTCTTTGTAAACATCATATCCATGACCCTTTGATGGCGGAATAATTGGAATTAGAAATGCCCTGTCAGTGATAGATCCTGTATTTATGGTTGAAAGATCTACCATTCCATATGTATATCCTTTTCCACCAGAGGAAACTGTTGCTCCTGTTATTTTTCCTGAACTATCAACGTTAAGAACAGCTTTAGCTCCTGTTCCATCTCCCAAAATATCTACCGCTTGATTTTGACCTATACCATAACCAGAACCTTGATTTTCTATATAAATTGTTTTTATTTGATTCAAATTTAGTTCCGAATTTCCGTTTTCTCTAACTGCTGCAACTTGCCCACTAACCGTTTCCCAATTATTTGGAACTGGTATATACTCAAGGGTATCAAACTTGATAATATCTCCAGGAGAAACTGTATACATGTATTTCCACACATAACCATCTCCGCTATTACCTGCTCTAGAAGGTTCTAGGTCAGTAAAAGTTGGTTCATCTAATGATTGATTACCACTCGTATTGATACCTGAAGATCCATTTTGTAGACAAATATAGACTTGATAATTTGAATTCATTACATAATAATTTGCATCATATAACCTAGTCGAGTTCGTAACTGGAGATGGATTGATGATGTTATAATCATGTCTATACATTTCATAGATTGTCCCCTGTGTCCAATCTACTCTTCTAATCAATCTTCTAACATTATCTGAAGTAATCTTCTTACCGAATAAAAAGGTATCTTTGACGTGATTTAAATTATTCAAATCATCAATTGGATATGGGGTCAAATCATCCCAATTGGCACTTCTGCCGAACCCAACCGCAGTAGGATTCGACAGACCCAACATTACATAATATGAGTTGTTGGAATCTTCAATATCATCGACAAAGTTTTTTGCGTTCAGAATTCTAAACTGATCTGATACTATAGCTGGCATTATTGAAAATACACTCGTTTTTTATTTATTTATAACTCATCATATTGGTTCTCTTCGTATAGCACCCGTGTTTCTCAGACCATATCCTCTTCTCTGTACTAATGGATATGTTGAGAGACCAGAAGTTGGAGTAAATCCATCTGCGGAGATAGAAATAGGATCTTGAGATCTAGTAAATCCAGTCAAAATTCCCCAACTATATCTTCCAACAGAAGTGAATGCTGTTCCAACTGTAGCAAGACCGCTGATATTCGTATCATCTTTGACGTTGCAAGTTACGGTTACAACTCCAGATCCACCATCATATTGTACAAAGTGAACTTTGTAGATATTATCTAGTTTGTTAGTGCCAATTCCAATTATCTCATTTGGTCCATTATCAATTGATGTTACACCAGAACCAACGTTTGTTCCATTAATCCAGATTCTAAACCCATCTCTTAATGTATTTTCTGGGCTATCTGGAAGATCTAACGTAAATTTGAGTGCTAAATTTGTTCCGATTCCAACACCAGTATCAATACCAATCAATGCCCCATCGTAACCATTTGTAACGGTTACGGCAAGTATTTCCTCAGAAACTTTAATCTGAGGATATGGTGCAAGTGCATATGCATTTCTAGTTGTCGAATAACCACTTCCAGCATTTAATATATTTGCTCCAATAATTGATCCACCAGCACCAATAATTGCAGTAGCCAATGCTGTTGTGCCAAAACCAACTCTAATGTTGCTTGGGTTTGATATTGAGATAGTTACTATTCCAGAATAACCACTTCCACCTTCAAGGACTGTAATTGTTGAAATTGAACCAGCGTTTGCCCCAGTAGTTGCTATTCCAACTGATAAAACACCTACTACTGGATTGTTGTATTGGGTGAGTACGATGTCAAAATCGGTTGTTGGTGTAAGTTCTTCCCAATTGAATATACCAACAGAATCTACAAAGATAGATGTAGAAGTAGAACCGATTGAACCAATAACTCTTGCTGTTGGATAAATTTGTGGTTCTAAAGTTTCTCTAGACTTTGAAATAACCCTACCATCAACAATTCTGTCATTTTTCTGCTTTCTCCACACTAAAGGTCTATATGTAGTATCATTAATTCCTTGAAGAGTGTATAGATTTGTAGCAACTGTATCTGATGCCAAAATTGTATTAACAACTCTTGGGTCTTGATCTACTGTGTCGGGATCAAACGCTTTTCTGAGAATTATTACTTCATCTCCGACCTTAATAGTTTCAAATACTTCTTTATTGATAACATCATCGTTACTTCCTCTATAGAAGTAAATTGCAATTTGATCATCTGGTTGTGGTGCTGATGTAAATTCAAATGAAGTTCCACCTTCAAAAATATAGTTTGTATTTGGAAGTTGTAAAACTCCATTTACGAAGATTAATAAAAGAGCTGGGAATGAAATTGCAGATCCATCTGCTTTTTCAAAACTCAATAACTGACCATTTTGCCTTAGTGGGAATCTCTTTGATTCTCCGTTTTGCAACTCAGTTACATCATCAATATAATCAATCTGACCAAATTGCCAAGCATAGAAAGTATCACTGTAAGTTTCCAAGACCTGAAGTTCAAATGGTACGGTGTCTGTGCGATAACCTACTGTCTTTCCAGATAGTATCTGTGCCGCAGTGACTAATCCAACGGTAGTTAATTTATCTCCAACAGCAAAACCATAACCTGGATTAGTAATGCTAAAGTTCTTAACGCCACTCAAGTTTGAAGTTATACCAGAGGTTGATATACCACCAACATTTAGTGTTACTGATAGACCAAATCCAGTTTGTGTAGTTTCTCCAATACCAAGTCTAAAGAGACCCTTAACGGGTACATCATCATATGATGGACCTGGCAATCTGATAATTGGCGAATCCGTATAACCAGATCCTACATTATTGAGAGTGAAAACTAACGATCCACCATAACCAACAGTTGCGTTTATAGCTGCTCCAGAACCAATGCCATTCTTAGATACTAAAGTGACAGGAACAGTATTTCCATAATATCCACTTCCTGGGAAGAATGATAGCAATTCTCCCACCTTACCACCAGAATGATAGAAGTGTGGGAAAGTGCAAATACCTACATCAACAGTAAACTTGGTAGAATCTATTACACTATCAACTGTGAATGGACCTGGATTTAGTTTTTTCTCAACAATACCAGAACGTAACCTAGTAACCTTACCTCCACTTACATATGTGTGTACATATGTAGAAATACCAATTCTTACTTTTAGAGTATTTGAATCGACTACACTTAGAAGTTCATAAGGACCAGTATAATGTTGAGGTTTTGATGTTCCGCCACTCGTATATGTGTGTGCAATGGCAGATCTTCCAACATTGACTTCATACTCGGTATTGCTATTAATTGAAATTACCTCATACGGACCAGTATATCTAACTGGAGAAACTCTACCACCCTTATCATAGGTATGTGGAATTGTAGAAATTCCAACATTAACTGTAAATTGATGTCTATTAATTCTTTCTTTTACTACAAATGTGGTTTGGTTATTATCGGGGAATACAGTTGTAGTGATTCCAGAACCACCTGGGCATGTGAAATGAATATCGTGGAATTTGATTACCTGACCAGATCCAAATTGATGATAACCGTTAGTGGTTACTGTTGCTAGACCAGTTTGGTTATTATATTCAAAATCAAAGATCTTAATGAATGCTCCCTGAGGAGATGGGAACTTATCAGTAGTAACTCCAGTTCTTACAATTCCTCCACTTACATAAGTGTGAGCAATGGTTGAAATTCCTACGTTAGTAACAAATGTGTCTGGATCAATAACATCATTTACTCCAAAGAAGAATCCTTGTGTACCATCTGGGAAGATGGTAGTTGTGATTCCAGATCCACCAGGGCATGTAAATGCAATACCAGATAGTCTTACATTTTCTCCTGTTGTCAATCCATGACCTACAGCAGTTACTGTAGCAACACCTGTTGTTTCTGTGTAATCAAATCCAGTAATAGGAAGGTCACTAAAATATGTTGCTCCAGTTACACTAGTATTTCCACCTGCACAATCAAATCCAAGATCTTCTAACTTAACAAATTGACCAACAAAGGTAATACCATGACCAACTGCAGTTGTCACAGTAAGAATTCCTACAGTATTGTCATAAATTGCGTTAGTTACATTTCTGCTTAATCCATCAGCAGATGGGAAGATTGTTGTTGTGATTCCAGATCCACCTGGGCAACTCAATGCGAGACCAGAAATTCTAATGAGTTCACCACCTTTTCTAATTCCATGGAAAGGTGCTGTGATAGTTGCTAATCCAGTTTGATTGTTATATTGGAAATTACTTATTAAGATAGTACCTGGAACTTTAATTGGTTGTGGATCATATACATGGCGATATGTAGAAGGTCCAACATTGGTTCTAAAAGTTCTATCGTTTACAACAGTGTCTACAATAAAAGATTGAGTCCTTAATTTCTTTCTGGAGATTCCACCGCCAGCATATGTGTGGGTATATGTGGAAATTCCAGCATCAATAGTAAATGATTTTGCACTTACTATTCCAGTAACAACATAAGTATCATCAACACCACCAAAGTTTAACTTTGTAACTTCTCCAACGCCATTTGCAGGTGTATAATAATGCTTATACGTTGAGATTCCGACATTGCAGCAGAAAGTACTGATGCCAATAATTCTGTTTACCTCATATGGTCCAGTCTTCTTAATTGCAGAAACGGTGCCACCAGCGACATATGTGTGAATAATTGTCGATACTCCAACGTCAACTTGAATCTTGGTAGAATCTTGGATTGCAAGTACTCTGTATGATCTAGTTGGGAAGTTGACTGTATCTGGGAAAACTGTGGTTGTAATTCCAGATCCACCAGGGCAACTGAAATTAATTCCTTCAAAGTTTAAGCTATCGGTTACTTTAAAGTCGTGAGCAACTGAAGTGGTTACTGTCGCTAGACCAGTTGAATTATCATAGGTAAACCCAGTGATATTATATGGTCTACCTAAAGGACTTGGGAATACCGAGGTTGTTAAACCAGAACCACCGTCGCAAGTAAATCCAATACCAGCAAAATTAATTCTATCTCCTAATGAGTACGTGTGACCGCCTCTAGCAACCGTAATTGTCGCAATACCAGTCGTATTGTCATAAACAAAATCAGACAGGCTGTGGGCGATTCCAGTTGGGTGTGGGAAGGTTGTTGTGGTTAGACCAAGAATTGCTGTACCACCACTTACATAAGTATGTGGAATTGTGGAGGTTCCTACATTTACTCTAAACTTCTTAGTGGTTGGAACACTAGTAATAATAAACTCAAAACCATTATTACCTGATGGGAATATGGTTGATGTAATACCAACCTGCATATGACCGCCAGCATCATAATGGTGAACGATGGTAGAAACTCCAACATTGGTTAAAATCTTAGTTGCCGACAGTACCTTAATTACTGGGAATACGTCTCCTTGTGTGCCATCTGGGAAGATAGTAGTAGTTACGCCAATATATGCAGAATCACAAGTAAATCCAAGACCAACTAGTTTAATTTGTTGCCCTGGTTTTACTCCATGCTCAGCAGAAAGTGTAATAGTACTAATTCCAGTTGAATTGTCATATTCAAAGTCAGAAATTGCAATAGTTGTACCATATCCTGGGCAAGTAAATGCAATACCAGATAATCTAACTTTGTCTCCTTTAGAGAAACCATGCGCCGATGCTGTTGTAACAGTTGTTAGTCCAGTAGATGCATTATAAAGAACATCGGTGATTCCAATTCCATATCCACATGATAGTTCGAGATCTTCGAGATAAATTCTATCTCCTGCCTGATATCTGTGTGGTGTTGATAATGTGATTGTTCCAATACCAGTAGAATTGTGATACTTAAAGTCTGAAATTGTTTTTGCAATACCAGTTCTGGTTGGGAATATTGTTGTTGTCAATCCAGCAGTCTGGCTAATCTGAGCATACTTTTGCCCAATGCAAGTAAATCCAATTCCATTGAAAAATACTTCTTCGCCAACATTTAAGATTCCAAATGGTTCTACTGTCGTTACAGTTGCCATTCCAGTGGTATTATCATAAATGATATTTGCAATATTTTTCTTTTGACCTCTGGTATATGGGAATACTCCAGTGGTAATACCAGATTTTGTTGGATTGCAAGTAAATCCAATGCCTACCATATCAATGTAAGTACCATCGATAAATCCATGTGGAGTGCTTGTTGTTACAGTAGATAATCCAGTAGTATGGTCATAGATAAAATCTGTAATCTCCACCATATTTTGAGTCGTTGGAGATGTCAATACCTTCCAAATTTCTCCAGCATGGTTTACTGAGGCACCAATTGATGGGTTGCCCAATTCCGCAAATCCTTGTCCTTCACTGGAACCAAGGGTTACGACTATACCACCTCTAGGAACACCGTTTTGGTTAATATCAACAAAAGATGTTACAACATCTCCAGTCTCATTCAAAGTTCCTGTAAATGTCAAATTACTTTGACCACCAGATTCTCTAATGAACAAGTTGGCATTTACATTATTGAGAGTTTGTGGTTTTTGGAACATGTTATTGACAAAGAATATACCAAAACCACCTTCACTTCCAATTCCAGTTATATCTTGACCTTCAGACTTCAGTGTAAAGGTTCTTGCAATACCAGTAAACTGACCAGAGATGTCATCAAAAATCTTATTGGTCGAGTAATCTTTTCTTAAGAAAACTCTTCCACTAAAGCTGGATCCTTTCTCTGGGATACCAGTATTGATAGCTTCATCGGACGACTTACCACCATTTGGCGCTCCAGTAAAGAAGATTTTACTATCTACGATATTGTAGGAACCAGTATATTTTTGCATTAAGGTTCCATTTGCATGGAAAGATGCTGCAGTTCCAACTGCCCCTCTTTGAATTTTAATTAAATTATATGTTCCAATACCACTTGGATCTATCGCAAATAAACTAACTCCAACACCAACGGAATCTACTATTACTAATTCATCTTCAATCTGGAACAAATCTCCAAGGACTATTGAAGAAATACCAGATATTGATGCATATATGTCGGTTTTACCCAATCCTAAAGTTCCTCCAGCAGATACTATGTTATGCTCAAGAGTTCTAGTAATTGGAGCCCAAGTTAGTGGTTTTTGTACAATACCATCAATAGCGATCAAGGATCTCTCTAATTTTCCTCGTGTATCAAATTTATGAACGTTGCCAGAACCAACATCTGCAAATGTTGTGCCAATTCCAGCAAGTGCATCAGCAGTAGTTAAACCGACTCTAAAATTATCTTCGTTGTCTTTGATAGCATAAACAATTCCTGGCATAAAACTACCACTATTCATAGAAATAGCAGTTGTTGCTAGTCCAACAAAACTTCCACCTGGAGTATAAACTAATGGTTGACCAGTAGTAAAGAAGTGATTTTTGATATTGAATACGCCAGTTGCTGGGTTGAACTGACCTGGGATTGCTGGGTTAAATGTTTTGGTATAGATTGGATATCCATTCCAATCCATTGGGAATTCGAAGATATTTCTTAAGTTTAGTGCAGTATATTTTGTGTTGAAGACCTCTTCAATTGCAACTCCATATTGTAGTGGATTTACATTATTTTGTTCCAATTCAAGATACATGACCTCATTAAAGGTTCTCATGTACATCTTTTCAGTAATTGATGGGTCGGGCGTAAAGATTAATACACCTCTTCCTCTAGCATCATAATCCGCGTAAACTGTCCCCAGACCACTAGTGTTTCCTACAGATAATACTGGATATTCTGAGAAATATAGACTTCCAGAGAAATAATCATTGAGGAATAAGTACTGGTAGCAAGAGAAGGTCCTTCCATAACCAACAATCATCGTACATTGGTTTACAGATTGGTTTGCACTTGTGATTCCAGCAAAATTTGCAGTTGAACCAACACCAACAGTTTGATATTCAGTATAGTATCTTGCTGATCTTTCATTGCCTGGGATCATTCCACTAGCTAGGAATCTATAATCTCTGTTTGTGGTTCCTTCAGTTTTGCCAAATCCGATAATTCTTGATTTTAATTGTACAATATCTTTGGTACTATTATTGTAAAAGTCAATGCTAAACTTATTATTAATCGGATCATAAGTAGATCCAAAGGTTCCAAAGGTTCCAGCATTTGTTCCACCATACGAACCATCAGAGGAAATGATATTATATTCACCAATGTAACTATCACTAGTGTCATGAATAGCAACAACTTCAGCAAAAAGTGTTTCTTTTTGTCCTACTGATAATGTTTCTGCCTCAACATATGCATGTAAGTAGTTGTAATTTGTTGCAGCAACAGAAACAAATGATTTTGATGTCATTGTTCCAATTTGGGCATCGGCTCCCATTAGAGCAGCAAATCCAAATTGAGTTGTACCTATTCCAGTAATAGTTGGTACAGTATCATAGAAGTTGTTGATAATTTTAATATTATAATTGGTGTTATAAGGATCTGTTGGATAGAATCTTACTCTAACATTAGAGTTTTCTTCATCTAAATCTGCCTCAAGAGTACCAATTTCTTGTGGAGTATTGTGTAATTTTTTAAATGTTGGTTCCGTATAGTAGGTATTTGAACCATCCTGAAGAATCGTAATTTCAGAAACTTGTACTTTCTTATAGTCTTCAGTAGTAATCTGAACTAAGAATCTATTTGAAGTATAATTGAATGGATACCTGTAAATGTTTTCAAATAAATCCAGTGTATTTGGATTACTTAGGTTACTAAATTGTGAAGAAATATCATCGACTGGTAAAACTCTATTTGTCTTGGATTCGATGTAATCAGATAGTTTTGCATTCTGCAATTCAATCTTATTACTTATAGATTGATTATTTCTAATCTTAACATCAAGATCTCTTGCAAGATCATAATTATAAACATCATCAACCCTAACATTTTCTACAAGATCGACAGTTGTTAATGAAGTTGTAGTTGCAGTTTGAATACCAACTCTTGGAATAGACGAAACAATTTGATTATCAACGAAATTTTTAAGACCAGTTGGGTGTACTGTATTATTGACAGCATCAATGCAATCGTCATAAGCAACTTCCGACTTAAGTGTATATGATAGATTTTGATAATAGTTGTTGTCTTCAAGAACCTGGAAACTGGAATTTAGTTTACCAGAACCACCTACGCCCTCTAATGTTTTTTCACTTTCTCCTTTTACACTATAAACTCCAGAGAAACTAATAATATCTTGAACTGTAGCTCTTGATCCACTCTTTGAACCTGCTATATTATCGCCAACTTGTAATTGATATAGACCAATGTACTTAATATTACCTGCAACCTTATCAAAAGAAATTACTTGAAGATCAGTAAGCACTGAGTTTACAACTAATTTTTCATTTTTTTCAAATGTCGATTGCTTCAATGTTACATTGAAATCGGCAAGATCTGACTTCTTAATAACTCTTGGGAAACTACCAGTATCACTAACGCCGAGACCAACATTTAGAGTATAGTTGGAATAATCAACTTCAAATACAAATGGATTTTGAGTAACGATATTGTCAATTTTAAAATAATTATACTTATGATCGGTTGAGTTATAACCATCTGCGTCAGCATCTGTTTCAAATCCCTCAATCCAAACCATATCACCGACCTTGAATGGTTGTGCAGTAAATCCTAATACTGGAGTTGCAATTGTAAAAGTTACAATACCAGTTCTGGTTGGATTTGACTGTGTGGAAACAATTACAATACCATTTGTATTATTTGTTGGATATACCTTATATTCTCTATTTTTTAATCCAGTAGGTGGTCTATCAATTCCAACTTTAGTTACAGAACCAGAATCCCTACTAATTTCCGCAAAAATATTAGCATTTGGAACAGCAATTCCACTAAATCTATCGACCAATGCTAATTTTGGTGCAGAAATATAATTTCTACCATTTGCGGTTATTTCGATATTATCGATTGTATTGAATGAAGTAATATCTGCAACATTCGGAATATCAACAATAGGTCTTAATGATTGATCTGAAGAATAATTGAATCCTTCATTGATCAATGATATGGAATTAATTTTTCCAATTTTCTTTGATTCTGGTTTGATAGTAGCATTATTTCCTCTTTCGGATTCGACTTTTACGAATCTTGGTAGACGAGAATAGAATTCTCCACCAGAAACTAATTGTACCTTATCAATTGGACCTTCAACACCCAATGATGCTGTTGAGTAGAATGCTCTTGCTTCAGTTGCTGCATATGAAACTTTTTCTGGAGTTCTTGCTATTGCAAAACTAAATGCGGTTGTTCCAACTCCAGCAAGAGACGAACCAATACTAGTAATTTCAAATTCTCCAGTATATGCGCTATTTACATACTTGATTGTTCCAAATTCCTTAACGTCTTTATCTGGATCTATTGGGAAACCATTTTTTGTGAGATTATAATAAAGAACTGGTGGGCAGAAGGTATTATTATCTACCTTAACTTTCGTATAAGTAGCACCAATTCCAGATGGTCTACCTTCAACGTCTAATGGATCTCCAACTTCCGCTGTCGTGCTCTTACCCGTCCCAACAAATATGCTCTTATAACCCCTATCGTAATAAATTTTAAATCCATATCCATTTAGACTGTAACTTTGCAAGTCAAAATTGAGAGATGATCTACTTGCTACTTCTAATTTTGGATTAATCAGAGCAAAATTATGATCTGTTCCACCAATACTTGTTAATGAGACTACTACAGGAACATCTGCAAAGACATCTTCATATGTTTCACATAGTCTAAACTCATCTGGAGTATCTTTATAAACGAAATATCTTCCAGTTCCAAGACCACCTATTACTTCTGGGCATCTTGGTTCATAGAAAATCCTATCTCCTGTCCTAAAATTGTTACCTGGAACTGTAATTCTGTTTGTAACAGTGTTTATGCCAGCAGAGGATATACCCTGAGAATCTACTACTAATAGACCAGCACTATTCAATTCAACTCTTACTGTAGTGCTTGTACCAATTCCAACTGTATTATTTGCTAAAATATTAAAACTAACCTTATCTCCAACTTGCAATCCATGTGCTTCAGATGTGGTTACTGTTGTTGTTGGTTGTTTTACTGATCCACGTACAGCCGTTCCTATTCCCTGAATATAGTAATCGCTAAAGTCCGATCCATTTGATGTGAAGAAGACTGGTGCGCCATTTCTTTCTGTCTTAATTCCAATGCTATTGATTGATTTATTTACAATCCAAACTTCTTGAGATGTTCCAGATCTTGGGATGCTATCATTAACTAAAATAGCTGTTGTTCCAACTCCAATTGCAGTTGCAATTGCAACAGACAATGAACCTGCTGGTTTTACAAATAAAGCTTTTTGACCATCAAAGAATGGGTGCTTGTCTACAAAAATTTCCTGGTGATTTATTACCCTGGTCTTCTGAACCCTATTTTCATAATATTCTAGAGAATTGTAATTGCCTACAGTAGTACCAACACCAACTGCTGTTTTTGGATTGAAGTATTCTTTAGGGAAATATTCGGATTCAAACTGTGGGGCATCACTTTCGATTATAAATTTATCTTGCAAATAAGTAATAGTGTCTGCCTCTTGGAATGTTGCAATTCCACTTCTTTCTAGTCTTAGAATATTTCCTCTTTTAATAACATTAAGAATTTTGCAAACTTCTCCATTGCTCATCCTAATGCTACTTCCACCACTTACATTTGTTGGAATTCTACTGACAATAACATCAGTGACCAATCCTACGGGTCCTCCACCTTGCATTGGATCCAATATGATCGCTCTTTCTGTTGCAACTCCAACTACATGGAATCCAGACAAACCTTTTACATCAGTGTTTAGATCAAATATTTCAATAACTTCATTATTATTGAATTGATGGTTTGGTTCGATAATGCCAGTTATTTGAGTATCACTCGTTTTAATGAAAGTTACGTCATTAAACTGAACATTTGTACTTTGAATTGAATTTACATCCTTTCCCTTGACAAAAGAAACTACTGCATTTATTCCCTGACCATTTGTTCCTTCTTCATCAAAAACAATCTTGTCATTTACTTTATATAAGTCTCCAGATTCGATAATATTTAATTTTTCAACAGAAGAAGTGATGATGGAATCAACAACTCCCTCCTGACCAACTAATTCATCAGACTCAATAATAAAATCGTAAGATGCAGTTGGACTCTTTAATTTGTATGGATATGTATTTCTATTTAAATCTAAAGTGTTTAAATCAGTATCTTGAGAAATTACTTGAGAAGCCTTTGGACTTATATAAGAATTTCCGATATAATATGGGAATGCTGGTCTTGGCAAACCAGTTCCTGGGTTAATTTCTAATGTAGCGCAATATCCATAGATTCCTTGTGGGAAATCATCGGAGATAAAGAACCTTCCATTGTACTCATCGAGATCACCATTGCCTACAAATTTATAATCTTCTACAAAGAATCCAGCTGGGAATAAAGATGTTGACGGTCTATTCTCAACTTCATTCTGTCTCAACTCATATCCAGAACGAATATATGTTGTAATACCTGTATTTTCTTTTGGATTTCTTGTGCCAAATGGACCAAAAATTGGGTTTCCATCATATGCCCATCCAATAATAGGGGATCTAGTTGCTAGACTATCTCCAAAAGCATCTTGGAATTGTTGAGAATAAGATAGAGTACCATATTGCAATGGATAATTTGTATTTGGATTGAGGAAATCATCGCTTGAGTACTTATTTCTCAAGTTGACGGTTAATTTTCTTATTGAGGCTTCAATAATTGCACCACGACCAATAGATGTTACACTAATAGTTGTGGTTTTTGGATTATATCCAAGTCCACCAGATATGACTTCTACTGACGTAACTTTTTTATTTGTAATTTTTGCTTTTAATTGTGCCCCAGTTCCTTCTCCATTGACAACTAAATCTGGTGCAGATGTATATTCTTCACCAGCACCAATAATTTGAACACCTGTTATGACTCCGTTGCTGACAAATGGTTGGAATTGTGCTCCTCTACCACTAATAACGGTTACTGTTGGTGATTTTTCAAAATTTAATACATTTGAACCATAATTACTTCCTGTTTCGGAAAGATAAGTGCTTATAATTTCTCCTCTAAAATCTGGTTCGGTATCAATTGAAATTGTAGTTCCACCAACAGATGCAACAATCTTTGCTGTTATATCTGGATATTTTACGGTGTGAATACCACTTCCAGTATTACTGAAGTTGATATACCTATTTCTTAATACATCAATTGATGAATTCGCCAATCTAAATTCATCAGCACTTAGTTTGATGATTCTATATTGAGAATTTGAAGTTAATTCTCTAATAGGATCTGTTCCCTGATAAACTACAACTTCATCGTCCTTATATCCATGGTTTGGTACATAAAACGCATCGATTGATGTGTTAATGCCGATGTTTGACTTAATATTATAAGTCCTTCTAGTATATCCCTCACCAGCAGTTACTACAGAAATAGTCTGAATTTTATTCTTGAAATCAAATGATCTAAATTTATGGATACCGAGATTGTTTAGAGTTGTAATACCAACTGTATTAATACCATTTACTGCATCAGTTTCAGTTAAGTGTAATTGAATTGTTGAAGTATTAACAATTCGTGGGAAGTAAATGATTCCATTTTCTAATGTATCACCATAACTATAATCATCATCAGACCCTAAAGTTTTGGCAATTCCCAGTGGATTGTTTCCGTTTGCATTGTAGACTATTTTTTGACCAGTACTGAAGTTGTGAGATGAGGTAAAAGTGATTGTATTTGCAGCAACATCAACACCACCATTTGAAAAAATAGATTTTGCATTAAATTCCACTGTTGTGAAATTTTTTGATAGGGTTACAGATGCACTTGCTCCTTGACCATTGCCACCTTCAATGTTTAATCCAAAAATTTGGTCAATATCATAAACGTCTTTGTTTGGCAAATAAATCGATTTAAGAGATCCAGTAATAACTGGATCCACTCTAGCCTCTGTGCCACCAGCTCCAGTATTAGAAATATTTACATTTGGTGGATTAATAATATCATAGTCAGTACCTCCAGAAATTAGAGACAAACTCTCTAGTGGACCATACGCAATAAAATCACTGGATTTGTAATTGATAATTTCTACACCATTAATCAACATACCTGTTGCGCCGTATGTTGTGGTTTGTGCCAAACCAGACTTTACATTCGGGAATAATGGGAATTGTCTTAATATTTTTTGTGGTTGAATTAACTTATCATAATGTGCTGCAAGTGTCAGTCTGTGCGTACCTGCAGCTGGCGTTAGAGTGATAAACTTATTCGCATCTATAAAAGATCTTGCTTCAGTTAGTTTTAACTGATTATTTGCAGATGGATTTATCCAAATAAAATATCTTTTTCCGCTTTCCAACCCTCCAATTGAAGGAGCGCCATTCAAAGCTTCATATATTACTTCATCTCCACTAACAAATGGTAAGTTATTTACAAAGGATACAAGTTGTTGAATTGCTCCAGATGCAATATCTAATCCATTAAATTCTACACGTACTCTATCAACATTTATGTCAAACGATGGTAAACCTTGACATGCAACGTACATACTTTCAAAGGTTTTGTCCTTTGTGACGTATGTATTTTGAATGTCAGATGTTATAGTCTCATTTCCAAATTCAATCAAATTATTAGTTGAAGATGCCCTTTCTATAATTCTTCTAATATCATATTTTCCATTTGCTACTACGCCAGTTGTGTTTGATAGTTGAATAGTATTAGAATTAAGTACAGTTACTTCTGCCGTAGTCAAAATTGTACTGGAATCCCTCGGTAAAACATGTACTTGATCTCCAGTCTTTAAATAATTTTTTGTTATATTGTCAAATAATGTGAATGTTGATCCAGAAACTTCTTTTACTTGGTAGCGCGTCGCTACATTATAAAGCCAAGAATTAAAAATCTTTTGCTTATATGTTGGTTCCTGTGTTGGATCTGCAGGAACTCCAATATCTTCTCCAATTGACTTAATATAGATTTCATTACCAACATCCAGATAATAATTATCACCGATTGACTCGAATTCTCCTAAAACTCCAGTAATTCTCAAATCAACTCTTCTGGAAGAATCACCTTCTTCAAATCCATATGCGGTTACATTTGATCTTAAAGCATAACCTACTGGTAAATTTGTAGTTAGACCAGAACAACCCAAAAATTGAGTTAAGTTTTTGTCAGTATAAGTTACTATGGTTGTTCCATTTAGACCATCAATGATTAATTTGCCACTCTTCGAGAATCCTACGGTACTATCGACGTTAATTACTCTAGCATTAGCAGAAGCTTCTAATGTATTTTTTGTATATCCTGGAACATAAAATCTTCCAGTAACTAGTGACTGTTCATTGTAACCAATAAACAGAGGAATTTTATAAAATACTTCTCCTTGACGAGAGAAAATTTCTACTTCTGAAATTGGACCAGATGCTGCTATTACCTCTGGATTTGTTGGGTCATCATCTTGATATAAAGTTTGACCAGTAAGTAGTAGAGGATCTCCAGAAATTACCTGAGCAACAACAGTAGCTCTTCTCAAATAGTTTGATGTTGATGATTTTAAAACAAAATCTTCTAAATCAACTACCTGTACTGATTTTCCATATAAGACACTAAAAAGAATTCTAAAAGATTCTCTGGTTCCTTTAGTCTGATAAAAACTCCTTACATTTGCTAAGAAGTTTTTAATGTTAACTCCTTCATATAGTTTCCTATCTTCAAATCCAGGAGCATAAAGAGTCTTTAACTTAATGAAAAACTCTTTTAAAAACTCTACGCTTAAATTTTGTACACTAGTGACTACTGAAGCACCAGCATTTTGTACTCCAACAGTTAATACTGCATTTGTATCATAACCATCTCCAGTTGACTGGATGTATAGAGGATGACCAGAAGCTTCTACTTCAAACTGTACAATATCTCCCTGATTTACTACGACAGTCTGATTTAATTGCGTATCATCAATATCTGGACCAGAAAGTTGATAAAAAGAACTCTGGATATTTTTGACTTTATATCTTACAGTTTTTACTGTGCCAGTACTTGGGCGAACTCTGATGATACCATACATGGTTGTAATGGTAGCATCTTGATAATAATAGTCCCCTGGGGAGTAAGTAGTAGTGTCAAATGTTACTAATCCAGAAGTATGAGATGCTGCATTTGTACTTTCAAATATCAATTCTTCGGGGTTATTCTCATCTCTATACTTTACAATACCACTGAAACCTCTAACACAACCAGTTAGAGTATTTCCATCAACTCCTGTATAAGTGATAATTTCATCATCAATCTTTACCAAACCATAAGAATCTGGCAATCCCTCTACAGAGGAGAGTAATATTTGATCATCTGAAGCAGAGATAGGAAATTCTAGTGTAATTGCTGGATTAATTACACTAGCGACCAAATGATCTAATTTAATATATTGATCTAAATTCTCAGCAAGATCTACAGAACCGCCTTGAAATTCTTGAGAAATATAATACTGTCTCAAGAATTCGGCAACTTTTGGTGAGTCTTCTAATACAAATCTTGGAAGTTGACTCTCAACAATGTCTTTAATCTTAACCCTTTTTACTGCCATCTTACCTTGTTAAAGCTCCATTTGAATAACTTGACGAAACTGGGTACGAAACTCCTGAAATTTGATCCCCAGAACTGATAGTGTCTCTGATGATATTTATAGTGCTCTTGGACAAATCCATGCTTAAATACAGGTCTTTTAGACCTATTACATCATTTGATTCTGGAACAGCTTGTATTTCTATAGTATTATTTGCTAAAGATGTTCCAGTAATTACAACAGAATTTATAATAATCTCTCCATTTATGTAATCTACGGTTCCAGCATCACCAATTACTGGCACAATCTCTCCATTACTATCTATTTTTACAATAGATAATCTACCAATTTCTCTACTTCCTCCTGGAAAATCAGTAAAGTATACTGGCGAACTTTCACCTCTAATGTTAAATGCTGTTGATTTTATATTTTTTCCATCTAGATTAACATGAAATTGATTACCAAAGCAAACTTCATATTGACTTACTATATCAAGTTCTGCACGTACATCTCTTCTCATTCTAATATGAGTTATATTAGAAGTTATAGATCTATCAGAATCGTCAATTAATTTGACAAATTTACTATACTTTAATCTTCCACCAAACTTATTGAGATCTAAAGATCTTGCATACTTATTAGTTGCATCGTATACTTTTGTTTTTAAAGTATTGGCGTCATTGAATATGTTGCTATTATAATAAACATAAGTATCAAACTCTAGATGTAGAATTTGAAGATCTATAATTGTTTGGTTAATACCTGCAAGGGTATATTTTTTCAATTCTGATAGAATTTGAGATTTTGTAAAGTCTGATATAAAGTTTGCATTTTTTGGTTTAATACTAATAACAACGCTTCCAAATTGTGGTGGGTCTAATTCTTCACCTCCAATAACAGAAACGCTTTCAGTATCTGGATAGATTTGTTGTATAATCGCTTCGTAATCGTTGGTAGAAACCGCCCTGTACTGCGATGAATACAACCTAGGGGCATAATACCTAATTGAATCAATTGACTCAATCTCTGCGCCATTTACAGCAGACTGAATAGTTGTTAAACTTATGTCTAGATCATTTTGATTTACACTTACACCTAAACCATCATATAAATCTCCACTAAATGTAAAGTTTGCCGCTCCGTTTCCTACAATTCCTTCAGTTACAATATAATCTACTCGAATTTCCGTATTGACTTCTAATTTCTTACCAAAGAATCCATCGCCAAAAATGATTTCGTACTTTTCATCTTCGATTTCCTGAAGTAAAAATACTTCAGAATCTTTAGTTACTTTAATAATATTATCAACTAATCTATATTTTCTACCGTCTCCAATTTCTCCAGGTCTGTAAATATAAACTCTAATTGTAGAAGTATCAATATATGGATTATCTAAAATGAATTTTTGTTCGGAAGAACCATCAACAGTGAATGCCTTTGATAGCAAAACTCCTTCGTAAATATTAACATTGTGGTAATCAACTACACCGTTAATAACTCCCAAAGTTATATTTTCTGGAATAGAGAATGCATAGGTAGTTCCTCTAGAATCTCCAGTGCAAATCAAACCTTTTCTAAGAGTTAAGGTATTTCCATTGATGATTGATGTTGGGTCCGAAACAATTAGGTTCACGACGCCTTTTGCTGCTGCTCTTGATCTTGGAACATAACCAATGTTCCTTGCAAGTGATATTACATTCTCTCTGATTGTTGCAGAATCAATAAAAGACTCATTTACTACCATGTTGGTATTAAATGCTGTCTGGTATGTGTTATATGCTAGAGTATCAATTAGAATAGAAAAATTAGATCCCTCATAATCAAAACCATTAAAGTCACTATTTGCTCTCAAATAGTCTTTAATAGATTGTTTAATATCTTCGAAATCTAAATTTGTAAATTTGTTTGCTGGCATTATCTGGTAGCCTCTAAAATGAACTCTAGGTCTTGTCTTGGGAACTGTTCGCCAATAATGTCATAGAAGATAACAACATTAAAGGCATTGTCGTCTGGCAATGCTTCAACCTCTACCGAAACGTTAGTTACTCTTGGTTCATAAGTTTCTATTGTATCGATAATTCTATCCGAAACAATAGATGCAGTTGCATCATCAATTAAATCAAATAAACTATTTCTGATGGGAGATCCAAAATTTTCATTAAAATATTTTTCACCAGGAATCGTAAAGACGCAATTTTTGATTGCTGTTTTAATTGCGTCTTCATTCCTTAAAACAGTCATATCGTTTGTAACTGGATGAGGTACAAACGAAAAGCTGATATCTTTAAAAGATTTTGATACGATCCTGCTATCTAAAGGCATGGCAATAGATTCTCTTGCTATTTATAATTTATACTAAAGGATTTTTACCGTAACAGGGTTCAGTTCCATATTCCCAATCATCATAATCATCATCATTTCTAATTTTTTCATGAAGTTCGGTCTGATTTTTGAGATTGTGCCTAACAAATTCTTCTGTTATTGACTTTTTTTGTGGTGTAGAACCATAATCAGTGACTAATTTTGTGGTTCCCCACATTTCTCTCATGTAAGTTGTATCTCTATCTACTGGTAAATTGGACATTTTAGCTCCTGTTTTAATTAATAAAACAGAACTTTTATAAAGGAGGTTGCTATCTCCTTGTTTCTATTTAACGATCCAATTGTCGAAGACTATAATTATCAGAATTCAAATATTTTAACAATTCAAGTGCAATTAACTTTGGATTTCCTTGCCCACAGGTATAAACATCTATGGCAATACACCCATGTTCTGGCCAAGTATGACATGAAACATGACTTTCTGATAGAGCAATTACGATTGTAACCCCCTGAGGATCAAAACTATGAGAAAAAATATTCAGAATAGTCATTCCAGCCCTCTGAATGCCATTCTCCATGGATTCTTGAAGAGAAATTACATCGTTTAATAGGTCATATGTTACATCATACACCTCTAATAAGAGGTGATTACCCATTGAAATCTTATCCAATTCAATTTGTAGTAAAAAAATTATTTATTTGCATTAAAAAAGAGGTATTGCTACCTCTATTTTAATTATTTTCCTTGACCGCGATACTTTTTACGTGCTTTATTTCTCGACGATGCTGCATATTTGGTTCCCATACCATCTCCTTGACGAGACTTTTTGGGTGGACCTGGGATATATGACTTTACTTTGTATGAACCAGTTGATTTTGCTGCCATAATTTATGTTCCTTGGATAACGGTTTTGATGTTTAACGGGTCTGGATGCCCTTGTTCATAGTATTGTTGGGCAAGATCTTCCAAAGTATCGAACATTTCTTCCTCCGAAAGATCCTGCCATGCTAACACATCTTTGATGTAAATGGAATACTTATCAGATGATTCTTGTTTTTTCATGACCGACTCTTACGTTTGGATCGCACCAAATTTCAAAACCAGCAGCAATAGCATCGAGGCAGAATGAAACGTCTTCCCCACACATATCCTGAACTTCACCAGATTCAAATTGTTGCATCTTTGGAGCAAACCAAGGATACTTCATTTCTTCATGTTCAAATACACCGTGCTTGATCAATACCCATCCAAAACCTGTATAGTCTACAGTGAATGGCTTACGGCGTTTTTTCATACTTTCGCCAGTCTCATGATTCATAACACCCCCATTACTACGGAAGTCATCTTCTTCTAACCAGTGAGCAACGGAAGTAGTCTGCCCATCTTCTGTCATATACCAACCAGCGGCAATATCCTTATCCATAAGAACCAGTTGCAAGAACTGAGGAGTTTGGAAAACAATATCACTATCGATCCAGAGTTGATAATCATACGGCAGTTTGCCATCCCACGGAATCTGATTAGGTCCGCGAAGAACATTAGCGCCAAGAACTTTACAACGTGCAAAGTTCACCATGGATGAGTAATCCTGAGAGATCTGGATGCTGACGCCCATTTGCACCAGATCAAAACATAGTTGTACGAAATTTTTTAAGAAAGTAAAAGAACAACCCCTACCAGGAAGACAAAGGACTACAGACTTTCCTTTGACCATTTCCTTAGCGAGTTCATAATCATACTCTACAGGTCCTTGACCAGTAGGTGTTGGTGTTTTTGCTTTAACAGTAAATCCTTTAGCCATAATAGAGTGAGGTTACATCAGTTATCATAACATCTTATTTAGAACGTGTCAATAAGACGATTCTTCGAGTGGTTTTGAGTATTCGAAGGGTTGAATCTCATGAAGAGAAAATTTGATTTCTCCATTGGAAATCATACGTTCTACTTCTTCATGAGTTAAGTGGTGAGCAACTACCTGATTTGCTTTTGATGGGCATTTGCTCGGGGAATAATAAACGTTGAATCTTGTTTCAGTCATAAATTTTCTACTACCTTTACGTCTTCGATGTTTCCTTGCATGAGACCAAATCCGAGTACCTTGTTGATCATATCTAAGGTTTTCTCTTTTTCTTCTTCATTTAACTCGGAGAACACCACGCGATCTTTTATCGTAATGTTAAAAGTCTTCATCTACTTCTCTAAGCATAATGTCCCCTTCCTTGGTAACATCCCATTGTACTACAGTTCCTTCTTCCCATGACAATTCATTGAGGATGTCTTCAGGTATCGTAATGAATAGATCTCCCGTTACATCATCGAGTTCTATGGGCACAATTTTTTCTGGAAATTTTTTTAACATAATCCTTGTCTCTTTTTGCTTTTATATATGCGGTTACTCTCGGAAAATTTTTTTGTCCTTATTATATAGAACTCGAATTGTCACCTCTGTAGGTTAGGGTAGTTATGCGTTTTTAAAACGCACCGCCCGCAAAAAATATAACATAAGGGGGCATAATACCTGCCCCCACGAATAACTCTCAGTACGAATAATTGTTATTCACAATGCGGTAAAGTTCCACATCCTCAGCAATCCAATCCTCTGCATCTTCATAAGAATCGAATACCTGTACAATCTCACCTTCATCATCAAGGATAACAAATCCACCGCATTCATTAATTACATTGTCATCCATAAGATCGGAAACAAAATCATCAGCGATTGCAAAGTTCATCATGAGACTATCAGAATTGAATGGGATTGAGGGTCGGTTCGTTGATACTCTCAGCGGCACAATCTTCAGCGCCCAGAGTATCAAGAATCTGCAGCAGTTCGTTGCCATTGGTGGCACGATTGAGCAGGGAAATCATCACGGAAGTGGTCATGAGTTTGTGTTAGTAAAGGGAACGAATGTGAAAGGGGAAAGGATCAGTGATCAGAGAAGATGTGGCAGGAACGATAAGACGTGCCATCGTCACATGCAGTGAAGTCATAACGCAAATTCTGCTCCCAAGTTGCCTCCCAATCAATCACCAAAGCAGAGGGAACATCATACAACTCAGAGTAGAAATCCTCGGCAAAGTCTGCCTCATTGTCATAACAACCACGGTAGCGATCGTCGCAGTCTTCAACATAAGAAACGCAACCCATTTCTGCGATCAAAGCATCAACTGCCTCATAACCGATCGCTTCACCACAGCGGACATATTCCTCATAATAAGCAACGAAATCGTTTTCATTGTAGGAATCAATGAACTCCAGCATGTCATCCAGAGCGTAGTTATCCTCCAGCAATTCTTCGATCTTCTCAACAGTTTCGGTGCTGAGGGTTTCGTTGTAGTTAGCGGTGAAAGTGATGCTCATTTGTTTGGTTTGGTTGTTTGAACTGAAAGAATTATAAGGGGTGGGAGGGGACCCTGTGGGGGTCAGGTGGACAGTTCAGAGATCGACCATCATGGCATTCATCTCATCGGCATCGATGGCGACGCTATCCCATGCCACACCGTCAGGGGTGCCGCCAAGGTGGCGACCGATCTGCCCCTCAGTCATGCAGCGCACGAACTTCTCCCACGGGGTCTCATCATCGGAGCAGAACTCCACACACGCTTTGGCGGTGTTGTACAGGAACTCATCGTTGCCAACCCAGAGGGCAGCATTCCAGGTTTCGTAGGTTGCCCAACCGTTGTAGGTGCTGAGGGTTGCGGTCATGTCGTTTCGTTTGATCTGAAAGAATTATAAGGGGTGGGAGGGGACCCTGTGGGGACCCCTGTGCCACTTAGTCGAACGTCACAGGCACGACATCCGAAGCGTAGCGGTCAGCGTAGCATCCTGCATACCACCAACCCTCATGCGCCTGCACCTGACCAGCGTAGACGCTCTGGGGTGCGGTCTCAGTCTTACGGGGCACAAAGCGCACCTCACGGGTAGCGAGGTCGGATGCCATGGAGAAAATTGCCATAAGGTCGGTTCGTTTGTTTGAGAGTATCCTAAGGGGTCTGGGGGTCAGTCGCGGTCGCTGATGTTCCAGATTCCCCACTGTCCACCGTTGGCATGAGCGTCGCGGGTTTCGATTGCCTGCAGACGCTGGGCGCTGGTGTACTGATTCCAGAGGGAGAGGTCGGCGCTGTTGTAGCAGTCCTGCCAGATTTGCTCTGCCTGCTCAATGGTCATAAGGTCGGTTCGTTTGATCTGAAAGTATTATAAGGGGTCAGCGGACCCCTTTGGGGGGATTGGTGGACAGTTCAGGAAGCGTCCCGAACTGCCAGCATCATGGCGTGAAATTTGTTAAATTCTACGGTCATTCCAGGGGATAGGGTCGGGCGACCCTTTGCACCCCTATGGGGTAGGGTGAAAGTTTGCGTCAGGTTGGGGTGGGTCACTTTGTTGTGCTTGCCCCCCTGGTGGATGGTGCCTCCTGCTTTGGCGATCATGCGGTGAGCGTCGCGGATCTTGAGCGGTTGCATCGGTTCGGTGCTGTTGTCAGTATTCTAAGGGGTCAGCGGTGAATCAGGTTGGCGGTAGTGTGCAGTGCGTCAGCTGTCACAGCACGGATCGGTTGGATCGGTTCCCAAAGCAACCACAGGAGCAGAGCGCAGGCGGTGAGTTTCAGCATACTTTGGCGGTGATAATTTGCGGAACGGGATTTAGTGAGAGTGTGAAACATCAGGCAAGACGCATACCAGAGAAGAAAGGAATTGCACCCCCTTCCTGTTGCACAAACCACTGAAAGTTCTTCTGAAAGACAAACTCACCAGGCAATCCGTGCTCGGCAAGAATAGCATTCAGGCGGGACTTGGTGGTGACAGTCTGCCAACCACCGTCAAAAAGTTCGATCCAAGTTTCACCGATTCGGGCGATCAGATTGCCGTGCAAAAATACATCCGAAACGTTGGAACATGCGATCACTTCAGTGTTAGCAGATTTCCAATCTTTGCCAGCAGTGATGGCGGCATTCATTTGCTTTTCAATCTTACGCATGGGGAACTCCCTTTGGTTGATGTGAATAGTATGGCACCCCCTGAGGGGCAATGGGGCAATTGGTGGACAGTTCGGAGACTGTCACATCCCGTTGAGCATGTCCGCGATCGCCTCGCGGTATTCTGCCTCAGTCTCAAAAGTGCGACCGTGGATGGTCTTGGGGAACTCCCCCAGTTTGGCAGGGGTGGGCACATAGTCCCGACCCTTGGCGTAGATTTGAGCGATGTAGGGGTTTGAAGTGGTTTTGATCATGCGCTAAGCATGGCACAGATTCGGGCAAAAATCAAGGGGTCTTGTGCCACTTTGCCAACTGGCACATGAGTTTGTGTTACTTAAGGATGATACGGTAATCAATACTTTTGATGCACCATCCTACCATTGCGGTGATCTCTTCTACCAAATCATCACCATCAACTGCCTCCCAAATCGATCCGATGATCTCATCAGTCAGATCCATTGCATCGCTATAACAAAACTCCTCAGGATCATCAAATGCATCATCATCAAAATCGAACTCGATTTCAGTAACTTGGAATTGCATTTGTTATACTCAGGCAGGAAGTTCCAGGTCGTTTTCAGTGAAGAACTCTTCACCATAAGATTCAGTGATCTCAGTGATCAATTCTTCATTCGAATACTCCGAAAGATTTTGGCACAGAGTATCAAACACGAACTGCTCCATTGTCTTCATGTCCATGCCATCCATGATCACCTCAGCATACACTTCAAGCACACTTTGACGATCTGCCCATTCACGAATGTTGTTGGTGGAAGTCATACTTTTCTCAGGAACAAATGTAATGTAGCACGGTGCAGGTGGGTTTGGTGATTTACTGTGCCACTTCTACATGTGGCACATGATATACTAAATCACGTCAACTTCCACACGTTTGAGATTCAAACCCATCAATTGGTTTGTAACACGATCGCAGATAATCGAACTGGCATTCTTTGCCCTTGACTTCTCATACCAAATTGTACAACAACCGTCGTTGGTTTCAACACGAATTCTGTACTCTTTCACGGAGGAATTTGTGAACATGAGAGTAATATACCCCACCAGGAGACCCAGTGGGGTATACAGTGGACAGTTCTAGAACTGTCACAGTAAATATTAGAATTCTCAATAAGTGGCGTTTATTGAGAATATTAATATTTGTGAATTACCAGATATCAGGTGCCTCGCGGATGCTAACATGGATATCTTCATCATGCTCGAGCCTGAGCATTTCACGCCAATTGATATCCTCTAGGTCTAGATCCTCATGACACGTAATATCTAACGTGATAGTTACGTTACGTTTCTGTGCGAGATACATGATCGTCTGTGGGTGTGTTCTAGATCATTATATCATGCATAATGCTTGTAGGCAAGCTCGTCGAGATCATGTGTATCTCGCGCATAATCCTCGTCGAGATCTCTACACTCAGGCGCATCTTGCTCGCCCATGTCATAGGTCTCGACGAGATATTCGTATGCATAATCGTCGTACATGATTCTCGACTAGATTTGTTGTGTACACGAGTATTATAGCACTATTTATGATGTCTCGTCGAGATGTGTGACAGTTTATGAAGTGTCTAGTCGAGATTGACATAATGCTCAGAGCTCGTCGAGAATTATGTGTATGTCTCGTCGAGATTCTGTGTGGGATTCTAGACTAGATCCTTATGTTTTTGGGGGTGGGGGTTGACAAAATCGGCGCTTCATGTTACGCTCGCTTAGATCACAAGAACTCTGAGGATTTAATGACTCTTTCAAACATTAATTCTCAATAATAACTATTGATTCTCAATAGCAATAAAACATCAAACTCAGCAAATACATAATATAAGACAGAACACACGAATACATATGTCTCACATCTACTCCATTACAAACCTCACCAATAACAAACAATATGTGGGTAAGACTAGCAAACCTAATCCTTATGATCGATGGAAGCAGCATGTACAGTTAGCAAAGAGTTTAACTAATCTAAATGAGAATAACTCTGCTCATTCAATGACGATACTAAAAGCAATGAATAAGTATGGTATTCAGAACTTTAAGTTTAGAGTGATAGAAGAATGTAAGGATGATATAGTCAATGAAAGAGAGACATATTGGATTACTAAACTTGACACATATAACAATGGATATAACTGTACGTTAGGTGGTGAAGGTATTAAAAAGAAACCTAAGGATTGGAATAGACATCCTCATTCTAAACCTGTAAGTTGTTATACCTTAGAAGGTGAATGGGTTTGTGATTATGAGACCTCTGGAGTTGCTGCGAATACTTTAGGTGATTATAAGGCAAAGGGTACAATCAATGCATGTATTAAAGGTATTACCTTTCAGGCAATGGGATACAGATGGGCATATAAGGGTGAGAAACCTAAAGATATTATACGTCGTGTGAATCGTCGCTTTGGTGTTTATGGTTATAACCTAGAGACTGGTGAATATAAGGAATGGAAGAATCAGGCGGATTGTTGTGAAGAATTGTCGGGAGATCGTAAGAATAATTGTTCGGTGAATCTTTCATTGAAGAGCCCTGTGAATAATAAACTGACAGCATATGGTTGGTACTTATTCTATGATAATCAGGAACATAAAGTTAAGTTGGGCGAGTTTAAGATTGCACAGCGTAATACCTTTAGTAGTGAATCTGCACGGAAGGCAGCAGCAATTAGTAATGCTAAAAAGAAGAGAGCAGTGATTGCCATAGAAGTAAATAACCCCGATAATGTGTTGAGATTCAACAGCATTAGCGAGGCTTCATTCTTTATTAAGGGTGAAGGTGATTATAGTGCCACAGGTAACATCAATCACCGTTTGAATAGAGCAGGTGATGGATGGATTAGTTGTTATGGGTATCGTTGGCGTTATGCATAGTTCTGGTGAAACCAACCAGTTACAACATACTTATCACCATTGAGAACCAATCCGCCTCGGTGATGATGAGTAAAGTATGCTGGCCAGATTAACATTGTACCTGTGGTTGGTTTAACTCTTCTCTTCTGATATAAGAATTCGGTTTCTCCACCTTCAAATTCTTCATTCAGATAACACATCCAAACTAAGACACGATCAGAATGTTCTGCCTTTTCTCCTAATTCATCGTGCCATACATGATAACCACCGCCAGCAGGAGTGTGCTGAACCTTATTACAATGACTGTACAATCTCTTGCGGTCAATCACTCCATATTCTTTTACATAACTCTCAAGGCATTGTAAAAGAAACTGATTCAGTACAGGTAAATCTCTTGTATGCTCATCATCATTATAACAAAAGTCATCAAGATGTTGTAGATTATAAGCATAATCCTTTCGACCTGCATTAGAATCTGGAAACTGATTCGTTCCATCCATTCCATTAATACAGCTCAGATCTCTCATCATCTTAAACTTTTCGATGATGCGTTCACAGTTAGGTTGGGGTAATGCGCGTTCCCAAACTCCGATAAAATCTTCAAATTTTCCGTTCATTGAATACCTCAGAATGCTTTAATTAAGAATAACATGCGTACAGTTGGTTGTACTGGGTTTGTTGTATGTGAGTGTGTTGATGGATTTGCTGATCCAGCATTTCCCATCGATGTGTTAAATGTAACTGCTGGACCTAATGCTGCTGATGATCCTGCTTGTGCTGGTCCATTTGTTGTACCACCAGGAGCACATGGAGGAAATGGACCACCAGGGCGAATCAGACATGGAACTCTACCACGAAAACCAACGGCAAATGCCATACATGCAGGACCATTGGGGCATCTTGGAGCATTAGTGATTGCACCGCCGTGAGTTGTGGGTGCTGTTACTCCAAGAGAGTTTGTGAGTGTGAAATTCTGTCTTGGAAGTGAATGAAAATGTTGTGGCCATTGCCCAATGGCTAATCGAGTTTCTCCAAATGCTGCTGCATTACTTCCAATTCTTGATCCCACATTATTGGATCCATCCTTACCAATAATTACATCATCAACATTCATATTTGGTACAGTAAATGTTCCTGTACCAGTTTCACTTCCAGTGGGGTATGTGTCAGCAGCATTATAGAGTTTAGTGATGATGGAAGCAAGACTTCTGTACTGTAAATTGGATGATGCTGTGATAGTATATGTTGCTCCATCACATGCAATATAACCATCAGGAATTGTTTGCCCTGGCCAAGTTATAATTGATCCAATTGCTGCAGAATCAGTTTTATATTGAGTGTATCTTATTGCCATCTTAGAATACCTGTATATAGTAATTTAGCACTAATGATGGTTGTAGTGTTGAAGCATCAGTGTGAGAATGACCACCCGTAGTATTTGGAATACTATTAGCACTATTTTCGTTTGGTCGAAAGTCTCCGCCTCTTGAAATTCTATAGGACGTAACAGCATTGCCCTGAGATGCAATGGCAGCTTCATTAATGGTAAATGCGTAGTTTGTACCACCATCTATACCATGTTGATGTGATGGGACATCAGTAGTTTGCAATGCATAGGCATCCATTGACATTGTATTTGATCCAGTATATTGAGCAATATTGGCATTACTACTCATATTCACTGCACCTTTTAAAACTTTTCCTCGCAAATCTGGAATATTGAATATTGTTATTACTCCTGGTTGATCAGTTACATTAGCAACATATGCAGTTCCACCATATGTATTGTTAATGGTTGCATGTAATCTTCGGTAAACATAGGTATTCAGTCCCCTACCATCACATAAGATGAAAGAGTTTTCTTGATCTGGTGGAATCGCTGCCATAGCAACGATTGTCCCAACTTTACCACCTCTATTTTGTAATTTACTTTGAGAAATCGGCATTTTTACCAACCAAAATCGTCTTTTGAACTGTACTTATATTTAATCAAATAAAGTACAGATAAATCAGTTTGTTTATTACTGCCACTACCTAAGGCATGTCTATGTTGAGCAGTTCCACCACCAAGAGCATTACCAGTTACATTACTCGTGAATACTGTTACTGTATTTGTGTTCTGAAACTGATAACCAACCGCGCCGCCACCAGGGTAGAGAATTTGATTATTTGCTCTATTTGCGTTGGCAGATCCAGTTGAGTTTCCGTTAAAGTTTATCACATGATTATGCTGCGGCATGTGATCATTGGTCAATGTAGTGTAATTGCTGAAATTAGATGCACTATTCAACGAACCATATTCTTGACCAACAACTGTGGTTCCCGATGCTCTACCTAATAACTTATCTTGTAAGTTTGGAACTCTAAAATATCCACTGGTTTCTCCACCAGTATTGTATTTTGTACCTATTTCTTGATATAACTGCCAATACAATTCACTAACAGTTGGACCAGGATATTGCGATCCATCACACTTTAACCAACCAATTGGGGGTGTTGTAGTTCTATTTGACCAAGGAATGATCGTTCCTATTTTTACGTTATCTCTAAATCTGTCTAAAAACAGTGGTGCCACAGAGCCAACTAAGTATACTTTTCTGTGTATATTTAGTCATGTCCTTTATGTCTAGCATTGATAGGAGTAATACGATCCCAGTAGTTTTTATACACAATAATACAAACTTCATTCAAAGCACATCTTGCATTTACTGCAACCTCTTTTGGCATTGGATAAGTTCTAATGCACAGTGAGACATAATCCTCACATGCAAACTTGATTATTCCTTTGTATTCTGTTCCATTCGGAGCATCATAAAAAACTTCGATTCCTTCAGATCCAGGCGCAAACGTCATTGATTTTTAGTGATTTCTTTGATTTGAATATTCTGATCGTAAGTTAATTTTCTATTCATATTCCATGCTGCAACTAACCTTGGAACTACGCTATCATTTGGATAAGTATAGTGCATTATATTTCCAGGGAAACATATAATATCACCAGATTCTATGTTTTCTGGAGTGAAAGAAACTCTTGTAGAACTAAAAGATAGAAATGGAGAAATCATCTCAAGTGGTTTGTGAACTCTTTGATCAAAGTTTATGTAAAGAACACATGCAAGTTCTGTAGTTCCATGATCATGGGGTGGATGCCAATGATATGTATTTGATAATTCAAACCAACTGGTATTAATTAAAAATTTATGTTGATCTTCATTATAACTCTCTGCAAAGCCATAACCCATATCATTAGAACATTGAAATTCATTTGCATATTCAAAGAATTTTCGACTTATTTTGTCTATTTCATCTTTTAATAAAGTTGAAATAAAATTACAATTTTCATGATTATTCCCATTCCAAAAATCAGTAGGAACATAAGAATCTCCAGATTCATTACCAATTAATAAATTTAATTTGGAAATGTGATCATACAATAAATTATACTTTTTATCCCAATCTTCTACTTTTAGAATTAAGTATGGAATAGTAAATTTTTTAATTGGTTGAAATGAGTTCATCTTAATAAATCGTATGGTATTGTATTATTTCCATCAGTATTATCATAGCACATATGAGCATACTTTCCATACTTTCTCACATAATGCAAAAATAACTGTATGAATCTATCATCATGCCTCAATGGGCTTCTCCAATGCAATACTTCAGTTCCAAGATATGCTATACCAGATCCTGGTGGAGTAACTATTTCCTGTCTTTTTCCATGAAAATCAATCAATTTAAATTTCCACGGATACTCTCCACATAAATTTAATGAAATTGATACTTCACATGATTCTCTGTCGGCATGTGCATGTAATCTTGATCTATTAAAATATACAGTGCTAAACCAATATGTTGGTATCAGTTCTTCTCCGATCAACTGTTCCATTTTTGGTTGCATTCTTTTGACCAAAAATACTGCTTCTTTTGGGCAATATGCTCTGAGTACATTTCCTCTTACTGGATCATTGACAATTGGTTGATCTATCAATATTCCAGGGTAAGAATCATATTCTCCATCAATGATTGATGGTCCATATAATATACCATCTGTGACTTTGGATATTTCCTCCTTATCTAATATATTTTCAAGATAGCACCAACCATTCTTCAAAAGATCACTCATCGCCCAATAACTCCTTAAGTTGTTGCATCATATCAAGACTCTCTTGATTGAGAAGTAAAGAATCGATTGATGCTTTGATCTCCAACAGATCATCCTTCGTCATGGTGAAATTTACAGACAAATGTTGATCAGTCAATGTCATTGTATAGACATCATACTGATCAACATACTTACCATGAACTTTAATTTTACTCATTTCAGTTCAAACAACACAGTGTTATTTAACCAAACACTGCAGTGACGTTTAGAACTGTAGCAGAAGGATTGCGAGCAAGTGCAGTACGCTTTGCATCAGCATAATCACGCGCTTCTACAATTTCTTCAAACACTTTACCAGCGACGTAGAGTTTAACTTTGCAAGTCATTTGTTGTAAGGAGAATAACGACAGTCGGGATGAGGTTTGGGCAGGGCAGCACACGCTCGATCGTATGCTTCAAACATTTTCTGATCACGTTGAATCAGAAACACATTATACATGAGAATGCCAATAAAGGCAAGAAAGATGTAGGATGCTTTCATTAGGTGAACTCAGCGATGTAGTAATCTACAGTGACTTCAAGTTCTGCCGCTTTAGATTCAAGATCTTCAACGTAATAGTCAATCAGTTCTTTTTGTTGAGTTTGCTGTTCGTTCATGAAATTACTTTAGGTAAACCGACAATGATAAAGAATGCGAGAAGTGCTACAATGTCCCAACACTTATTCTTAATCATGTAAGGCAATGCCAGAGAATTGCCTAACATATACAACCTAGAACCTGTAGTTGTGTCAACATACAATGTAATGATGTATGCTACACAGAGAACCAAGGAAGAAAGAATGCGGAACTTGTTTTCCATCAGCAAGCACCCATCATAGGATTAACATTCTTGACTTCAGTGTTGAAACCAGTTACCTCCCAACCGAGACCAATACGCTCTTCCATTTCACGCTCAAAGTCACGCTTGGTGATGCACTTGTAAGACATAGTATCAACGCCTTGAAACTTGAGCACCTTAAACATATGACGGTTGCTCAGTTTGACAGGGTAGTAGTCAACAACCATGGAAGGTTTGCCGTCGATCTGGGAGATTGCGGAGAGTTGCATGGGGTGTCTCTTGATTACCTTGTTATTATAGGGCAGAGGGGGGAGGTTTGGTGACGTGGTGTGCCACCTTTTAAAGTGTCACTCCTCCTCAGTTTGGTTAAGTTCCATGTCATGCCAGCACTCAGCGAGCGGATGCCCCCACTCTTCAATGTCGAAGATTTCACCAGGCATGTCTTGGATTTCGTCCCCCATGGTTGTGCTCCGTTGATTACCTTGTAATTATACAGCCACTGTTGCCCCAGGAAAGGGGGCAGTGGTCAGTTTGCAGACTGTCCAGGAGGAGGGAGCGGAGGTCTGGTCATCTCTACAGTGGTTTTCTGTAGATTAAACATTGCACCATCCAATGCTTTGGCAATAGGACCAAAACCAACGGTAGCAACAATAATACCGAAAATAGTTCCAGTGATAAAGTTAATCATACGGCAAGAGCACCAGAAGGAATTTGAACCTGCTTTACAGTATGCAAGTCTCTGTAGTCGTCAGTATAGCATACCCACTCACCATTTGTAAAAATATAGGAGTATTCTTCACTGCTGCAAAGATACTCATTCAAGTCAGGATCAAGGCGAGGGGGGCAATTCTCACCACGAGCAGAATAATACTCGGGCATTTTATTCTCACCCCAGCAAGTGCTCATGTCACCACCATCGATGAGATCAGCAACTTTATCTTTAGTGTTATAGTGAGTCCTCAGAATGCGACCCAACCACTCAGGGTATCCATCCCAGTGATGATACACAGACAGGATAGATTCATCAGCAAGTTGAATACCAATGCGAGAGCGAGTTGCCATGTGTTTGATTGATTATGAAGTTAGTATAGGGCAAGATGATCGGAAAAAACCGATCATGTGCCACTTTCTCAACTGTCCACTTGTTCGAAGAAAAATACCTGATTCATTCTAGGTTCTTTCATGTGTCTATCATCTTCAATATGTGCTCCATGAAGATATTTTCGACCATCAAATAATACAAGTCGGTTGAACTTTGATTCAAGATATTTTATTACACCATATAGTTTCTTCGATCTCCAAGGAGATGAATGCTCAAATTCATCATTGTTTAAATCTTCTCCCAGATTTTGGTATAGATTGGTTCCAGTTTTTCCACCACAATCTTTATTTAAATAAAGAATACCAGTATATCCAACATCTTGATGTGGCCACCAATAACTGTCTTCAAAATTATTATATGGATGATTGTATAAAAGAAGATTGTTTGTGATCAATCGATTAGGTTTGTTATACTGCGGTGATTGATGAACGATAGATGAAATAAAATCATAAACAGAACTTAACTGTTTATATTTCATTTCCAATCTTCTATCTTCAAACATTGTAGAGTTGAGTGTATTTGGTTCCGCTATCTTCCATAGAGGAGAATTTTTACTTTTTATTTCAGATAATACTTTATCTGGATTTTTGTAAAAGTTATCAACATAGTATATTTTACTATCTTCAAAAATTTCTTCTTCTATTTGCAAATTATTATTTAACTCCCATATGTTTTCTTTGAAAGAAACGAAATAATCTTTACTATAAGTATCTTCTTTGGTATTAGTTTTGCCTCTAATACTATCAATATAATCTAAATGATGTAACCATTCTTGTTTTGGTATCTTTTGAGAAATCGGTTTTTGTGTAATATTTGTTTCCCAACGATAATTTCTTGATGCAGATGTGTGACAAAACATTGTCTTAAAATCTTCCCAAATTTCCACACCACATTTAATAGATTTCCACATATCATCATAGTAATCATATTGAACATTTCGATGATCTATCCAAAATTTAGTATGTTTTGAGTTTGAAGTTTTATATTGATTTAAAATAAAAGAGCACCACTTTTTATATAAATCAGACATAGGAATGTTGAAAGCAAAATTATAAAACTCAACTTCATCAAAAGTTAAATTTTGATTAATTTTCATTTGTAATAGTTCAATCAAATATTCTATTGCAACTACTGTTATACTTAATCCTGGTGCATCAAGAGGTTCTAAAAATCCATTACTCATTCCAACAGTGCAATAGTTTTGTTTAAATGTTTGTTCATCATATCTTGGTTTAAAATCAACTAATTTTGGAGAAATTGAGGTATCACCAATATCCATTAAAAATTCATTTAATGCTTCATCATCACTAATATGTCTTGAGCTAAAAACATATCCAGTCCCAATTCTAGAATAAGTAGGAGTTATCCATCTCCATCCACAATTCATTGCTTTTGCCATTGTATATGGATGAAATTGTTTTCTTTTATCTGTAAATTTTAGGGGATAAACCCAGGCTTTATTGGTTAAAAGTATATCAGAGAGATCAACATATTTTTTTCCAAGTTTAGCATTTAAAGTTGGAGAAGATGAACCGTTTGCAAATACGAAATAATCTGCATTTATTTTATTTCCAGATTTTAAGATTAAACTTTTTAATTCACCATTAGCAGAAAAGACACAATCATCTACATTATCTTTTATTGATTCTATTAATGAATTAGATTTATTTAATTTCTCAAGAAAAGAAATAAATTTTGCAGCATCAAAATGCCAGGATCTACCATACCATTCGTCAGTCAATGGTATTAAGTTATGATGAATTTTTTTCCATAACTCTGGAGCAATTATATCTGTAACTGAAACTTCTGGTGGTTTATTAGAAAGAGATTTGAATAAAAAATCATCAGCAATAGCAGATCCTTGCTTAAAATTATGTAAGAAATCATGGTCTCCCCAATCTTTATAATAAACACCAAGTTTTACAGATGCATCAGAGTCTCTTATAAAACTATCTAATGGTATATTATAGTTTTGAAAAAAATGCAATAACGCCATTGTGTTTGATTCTCCAACACCAATAGATTTTATTTCTTCAGAACCTATGATTGTAATTTTTTCAAGATTAGGAATGCCCCGTCTTGACAATGCAGTTGCTGTCATCCATCCAGCAACACCTTGACCAACAATACAAATTTTCATAATTATTACAATTCTGTGCTATTTAGAAAAATGCCTAATGGGCAGGTATGGATTGACCACCCTGCCCAAACCCCTTGCTATGACTGGGGCAAAAACCTGATTTTTTTGAAATTTCGCTGCAGAGGACCTAGACTGCCTCTGCCCCCGCTTCGACTTCGATTTTATCGAAAGTATCAAGAATCTCCCAGTTTTCTTTGAGTTTGTTGAACAGAGCACTTACAGAAGTGTACTTGACACTCAACTCCTGCTCATAACTCGCTCCAAGGTATGCAAGTGCAGAAATAAGTACACTGAGTTCAGCAGCGGTGAGTTCCATGTGAACTATACTTTTGGTGATTGGGTTTGGCATACTAATCATGATCGAAATTGAGTTTTGCTTTGCTTTTGGATTTGCGTGAGATTGAAACTTGTTTCTTTATGTAAGCGACAGCAGTATCAAAGTTGTTGGCAACATGGACCTGCTTTCCATGATTGATTATAACATACTTTGTACCCGAAAAGGGTATCGCTGCCCACATTCCATCTTTAGTAACGTAGTCTGGAGGTTTTGCAGATAGAGTTAGCATGTAGGGATCCGTCAACGTTTGCCTCTAAAAATTTGAAGTAAATTCCAACCAAACCATCCACTCATAATTACAGAAGTGAATGGAGAAACTGGAAGAAGTAACAGCATACAACCATACCAAAGGGCAATGATTGCGATAATTTCAAGAAACTCTCTCATTAGTAATTAACCTCCTCAAGTTCAACAACAGAGTTGGGTTTGCGCTTACGATATGAGATCAGGCGACTCTCTGCCTGCCATGCCCTTTTCCAAATTGAATGCACTTCATCATCGATCCAAAGTGCATAAACAGTGCGACGAATGTTACTCATAGTTACCTCAAATGTTTTTGTTGCGGTTCAGATTGCCACGATCCTTACCGTGGGTAGACTCCTTAACACCAATGACATTGACTGCCTCAAGAATCGAGCAAAGACCACCACCAATATCTTGGAGTTGCTTTTGCTCTTTCTTGGTGAACAAATTGATAGGCATAGTGTGCATCACACGACCTTCAGAATCAAAATCAAAGTAGACAAAATCAACACCAAAGTCAGTCACAGTGATATTGCAGTCAACCAAAATCAAAGGAGAAGACATGTAGAAATCACGTCCAAGAGGCATGAAGTTTTTGTGCGACTTACTACCATTATCAAGTTGATAGCGGAGCATAGCATTGAAAAACTCATTCTTAGCATCAATACGATACACTTTGATGTTAAACTGGGGAAAGTCTACATCACGATTGATAGGAGTAACAATCGTCATGCAATAGTACGGCATTTGATCGATGTACTTGAAGTGCGCTTCAGCATCAATGCCCCAGCGAGTATCGTTAGGATCTTTACGACCAGTGCCACCACACTTGTGGCATTCAGAAGCATAATAGTTGTTCTTGGCACCACAATCAGGGCACACATAAGTCTGTGCCTTGTTGCAACCTTTCGCTTCGCTGGAGTTAGCAGCATCAAATGCACATCCACCATTGGAAGGAACACCAGTGGTATCATGCAGGATAAAGTTGACACGCTCACCGAACTTTCCAGTGTCGAAAGTCATGCCATCGTTGAATTGAAGAGACATAGCAATCTCTTCACGAATCCCACTGAAATAGTGATTGCAGAGGGTTTCAAATGCCTGTTGCTTGTTCATTGCGGTAATCTCGCTTGACTTATGTATTATAGGGTAGAAAGGGGGGATCCCCAAGGGAGGGTGTGACAGTTCAGCGTTTGACCACGCTGACTGCCGCCTCGCCCTGGTTGAAAACGATGTCAACAACCGCCTGCACTTTCTTAGCGGTGCTGATGCCCACAGGAGAGTACACGGGGATGCAAACAAGTCCAAAGGACTTGGTATAGGTGTCAAGGTTCCCAGGGGCAATAGCGCCGCTTCTGAGACCCTCTGCGTCGTTCTTATGAAGACGAATCACCCGACCGATAGTTTGACTGATACCGATGTAATCCATGGAACGCATAAACAGCACTGCCTCAAGACCAGAGACGTTGATACCTTCGCTCAGAATGCTATGATGCAGAACAACAAACTTCTTAGAGTCATCTTTGCCCCATGCACTTAGAGTCTCAAAGAAAACCTCACGGTTGACCTTGCGACCATCAATCACAGCACCAGTCTTGGAAGTAATATACATCCAAGAGAAACCACGATCCTCAAGTTGCTGGCAGAAGTCAGTTTGAGAAACAAGATTCATGATCTGCTTAGTTGCCTTAGAGCAGATAAGAACCTTGCTCACATCTTGAGTATCGATGGTAGCAATCATGTTCTCACAGTCAACATCGGCAACATACTGACCTTTGCCGACCATCTCAAACTGCTGCACAACAACCTTAGGAGGAACAATAAAACCACCCTGCACAAGTTCAGGAGCGGGAACACTGCAGATCACTTGACCATACACAGCAGAATCATTCATGCCAGGTTTGAAAACAGTGGCAGAATGCTTAGGAGTAGCAGTGAAGAAATAGCAGCGGTCAGCAGCAGCAGCGAAATACTCGGTGGCAGGGAAGAAATGACGCTGAACAGAATTGTGTGCTTCATCAAAGTAAATTGTATTTACATCAATACCTGCCTGCTGTACACGCTGCAGAGAATTGTAAGTGGTAAAGATAAGTTGATGCTTACCAGCAGCAAGACACATGCCAGTGTGAACAGCAATCTGAGCAGGTTTGGTGGTGCTGTAGTGGTGAGTTTCGCCAGAGTGAACGTGCATCACTTCAGCATTGGTGATAAACTCAAGAAACTCAGAAGAGAGTTGCTCAGCAAGCAAAATGCGAGGAGCAACAACAACAATCGTCTGCGGAGTTGCACTCTGAAACTGACGGATTGCATCGAAGATAGCAACGTTGGTCTTACCACCGCCAGTCGGGATGATCACCTGACCTTTCAGATACTTTGCGAGAGCATCAAGGGCGCGTTGCTGATGGGGGCGAAGTTGAAACATCGTCATCAATTCAATAAAGTTATTATACAGCAAAACCAGGGGTCCAAACGAACCCCTGTGACAGTTATTAAAGTGGCATATCAGAGCTTGCCTCCTACAGTTCCTTCATAAGTTGCTGTCTCAGAATTACTCCATCCCTCTTGGCATCCTTTAAGGTAAAATCGGGTTGCAGCAATACAAGATTCTTCTGTGAGTGCAATAATAAGTACGTTCCCGTCCTTATCATAACTTTTCCAAGTTTTCCAACGAGTTTCTTGTACAGTAAAGGCATCATCAATCATACAAAGGCAGACATGAGGGGATTAAACTTGATCATCATAGCAGAATATGGGGTAGTTTGGTTAATATCTACACAAGAACCGACTGTCTTAGAGTTAATCGGGGAGTGGTATTGTTTTGTCTTTGAATTGTAAAATCCCCAAATAGAACGAATATCAGAACGACCATTATAGTCGAAGTGAGAGTGATTGACAATCCATATAGCAAGAACATTTCTTTTGAACTCTTCAATTTCATATGAATAACCTTTCGGTGCTTTATGTGGAAACTCAATCATGATCACTTCATGTAAAGGTAAGCGCCTGCCCAATCGGCATGAGCAAACAGATATTCACGATCACGAATCAAACGAAGATCGTAGCGAACACCTTTGGCAGGAGACTTCCAAGAAGCAGACTTATAGACTTCGCCAGTCTTTTTATCAATGAAACAATGAACCGAACGAGCACCACTAGAGTCAATCATGATAACCTTGTGATACTTATTACCAGACTCAAAGATATAATCGTAACCATCAGGTGCAGCATGACGCAATGCATCACACAGCATCCAAGTCCACTTAACAACATTCAGTTGAATAGTATTCTGAGCATCACGTTGAGCACAGAAGTCAGAGAACTCTTGCTTACGGGCAATGGTGGTGGTCATTGTGGGGATCTCCCTGTTGATGCACTTATTATAAAACCCCTCTGGGTGTTTCCAAAGGGGTCCTGTGCCAGTTCTTAAAGTGGTTCAGTCTTGTGTGCAACCAAATAAACCACCACCAATAGCAGCACCAACAGGAACAGACCAATAGTAACCATCACCGCGACTCATTGATGCAGCAACACCACCACCTAACAATGCACCTAAAACTGTAGGAATTGGGCGACAAACAGGTTCTCTTCGATAATGATGATCATGATATTCTCGTCGAACAGCATGATCTGCCATGGCAGGAGCAGCAGTTCCAAAAATAATCAGAGATAATAGTAAAGATTTCATAGTGGTGTCTGAACCTCAGCAAAGGTATTATAGAGAGAAAATGGTATCTTGTCAAGTATTACCAATTACAGATCCGACGAAGTTTCCACCAATATTCACGACTGTAACTTGGACTATTCCATTAACTAATACAGTTCCGTCTAGTTCAAATGTAGATGTTCCTTGAGATTCTACATCTTCGCCACGGCTTTGTGCTAGGAAAACTCCACTGTAACCAGATGTAGTAGTAGATGCATTTATAGTAATGTCTTGAGGTGTTTGCCCCTGTTCTCTAATAAAGATAATAACTTCTCTTCCATCTGTTAGATTGCTAATATTGAGAGTTCTATTTCCACCAAATGTATCAGTCCAATAAACTCTATCATATGATGCTGCACTTACGGTTTGGTTAGTATCTCCAGTAATAGCAAGTGTTCTATAAGCAAATGTTCTTCTTGCCTCTACTGCTGTTTCTAAAGACTGAAGTGCTGTCTTTATGTTTGTATTGTCTGCAATAGTTGTTCCAGTAAATGTACCAAGATTACTGGTATTTTCTGCAATACCAGTAAGTGTTATTACATCGTTGACATTAGTATCAATTTCACTTACAGTTGTACTAGCTGCTTTTGTTTCTACTGCTGTTTCTAAAGATTGAAGTGCTGTCTTTATGTTTGTGCTGTCTGCAATCGTAGATCCAGTAAATGTTCCTAGATTTACTGTATTTGTGCTGACACCAACTAAAGCATAGAGTTCATATTGGTTGGCAATTGTTCTCCAATGTGTGTTATCTCGATATGCAAGTTTATTCAATCCCCAATCATAATATGACATTGCAGAAGTGACGCCAGTATAAGAACGAGCGAATAAAGCTTTGGTCCTATCTGAAGCTTGTGCTACTGGGAATCCGAACCATCTTGCGTGTGCTCTAGGTGCGGGAGCATTATACATCGCACCAAATCCAAATACTGTAGTTCCAAGACCAACGTTGGTCTTAAATACTGGATATACAATAGAAATTTGATCTACACTTTCAATCTCTTCAAGGTGCATAAATCCAACACCAGCATATGGTCCAGTGGTATTATTTCCAGTGTAAATTCCTGCTCTTAAAGTATCTGAAATTACAGGCAATCTCACAATTCCACTACTAATTCCGCTATTAATGCTTCCGTACTTTGTTAAATCAAGAACTACAGAATTAAGATTGGTTGTGGTTGTAATTGAAATTCTGCCTTGATCGCCAATCCAAACTACGCCATCTAGAACTGTTACTCCAGCATTATAGAGATTTGCTCTATAAGTCGCTACTTTTGTATTTGTAGTGGCAGTAGGATTAATTACAACTCTTGCTTCATCCTGATCGGCACCAGTTTGCCAATAACCAATCGATACAGCAACGCCAGCACTTCCGTTAGTAAAATTAGCAATACTGAAATTACTTACTTGACCAGCAGTTGCATTCGCAGAAATTCTATTTAAATTAGTAATTGCTCTTGTTGATGGATTGATCAAAATAGCATTTGCATCAGACCCAGATGTAATGCTAACAACTCCAACGAACTTAGAGGCACCATAAACTTCTGCATTACCAATAACGGAAAATCTCCTGCCAGGTCTTGTTGAACCAATGCCAACATTACCACCTTGAGTTACTCTAAATTTCTCAGTTGCTTTTGCAGTTGTATTTCTAGTTCTAATTGCAAAGTCACCGCCCAGAGCATTCATTTGCTCATAGACAAATGCACCACCAGCAGTTGTTCCTAAACCAACTCCAAATCCTAATCCAATAGTTCCATTAATCTTCTTATTTGGATTTCTTAGGAATAGATGATGACTGATAGTTTGATTTGGATTGTTCCATGTGTTATTATAGGAGTTTCCATATGCATCCAATCTACCATCAATTAAAACAGCACCATTAGTTGTTGCTGCAATACCAGTATTTGTGCTACCAATACCAGCAGTTGTAGCATATAGTCTGCTCACATTGATGTCTGGATTATTATATAAACCACTAGCGTTTCCAGTGACAGTTCCAGTGATGTTACCAACAAATCCATCTCTAGATGTCACAATACCAGTGATACTAATACCAGCACCAGTAATTAAATGATTTCTATTTGATGTTAATGTAAGTTTTCCAGCAATGGTTGCTGCACCCAACGCATTGAGTGTAGTGATTCCGATTGTTGGATTATTTGTGAGGAAGAATGCTGTTCTCGCAAATCCTGCCGTTTGTGCAATACCACTAGCAAGTGAAATATCACCTCTATATGATGATGCAGTTACAATTCCTCCAAAGTATGCATGTCGATCAATGTAAATATCTCCTTGGATGTCTCGCCCATCAAAGTTTCCAGTCTTAACAGTAAGTCTATGAGTAACAATAGTAGTACCAATACCAACATTTGCAAGTCTATAAATGTCAGTAGTGTTTGCCGCAACTAGAGAAGGTGGTGCCTCTGATGTAGAAGTCCAACCAGAAATAGGAACATTGGATAGAGTAGAACCATCACCATAGAAAGCAGCAGCTTCTAATCTACCAGTATTAGCGAATAAAGTAATACCAAATCCAACCTGCATTGTTGCGCCAGTTTGAATACCAGCGTAACTAGTTCCAATACCAATAACAGTTCCAGGATTAGTAGTACCTGCACCTAGACCTTTATATCCAGTCTTAGAATCAAACTCATAGAATGTAGTAATTCCAGAGACTTCTAAGTTTCTGAATGTAACAACACCAGTGTTTCTGAGTGTTCCAGAAATCAATAACTCACCGACAACTTCTGCCTGTTTTGTTGGGGCAGAAGTACCAATACCGACGTTATTGTTGGCAACAACCAGAGAGGATCCAGAAACTTGGATACCATCTCTGACTGTAAAGACCTTTCTGTAATTATTAGCCATTATGCTATTGAGGTACTACTGTTTTAATTATTTATTGGTTAATTAAAACTCAGTTGGATACCAAGAATCAGTGGTTGCATTGTAAACAAATCCAAGTGCAGCATGATCTTGGTTAATAATAAACTGAGTTTGACCAGCATATCCCATAACTGTTGTTCCAGTGAAGTTCAATGTAATGTTGTTTGTTGCAGCATTACCAGAGATATCAATAATTCTGAAAGTCTTACCAGAAATAGCACCTGGATCGGGAACTGTGAAGTTGACAGCACTTGACGATGTATTTACAAAATTAACCGTTCCAAAGGTTAGTGTGGAACCACTAGCAGGTGCTGCGGTTTTAACAGATCCTGCAGTAACAGATCCTGCAACTGTTAGGTCTCCACCAAAATTACCATCTCCACCAAAACTACCAATACCACTTGCAACAACATCTCCAGTGATAGTAACATCACCAACCATCGTGGTATCTGCATCAACACTGAATCTATTTCCATCAATTAAGACATTACTATTAATTTTAACTTCTGACTGGAATGTTACTGGACCATCAAATTGCGATAGAATTGTCTTAGAGGCACCACCTTCAACTTTCAATCTCTGGTTAATAACAACTTCATCAAATGCACCAACGACATTTGTTCCTTGCTCGCCAGTAACTGTTGCAATTGGAGTATCATAACTTGTTTCTCTACCAGTTGCAGAGGAAACAGACTTGTTACCAATGAAGAAGTCACCATCGTTGTTCATGCCAGTATACACAACAACACCACCAGATAGTTCTTGAGATTGTGCTAAGAAAGTCTCAAGAGGTGTAAGTGTGATGTTTTGAACCTGAGGTAGACCAGTTGAATAGTTACCAGGACCATAACCTAAGTATTCAAATGTATGACCAGAAGCACGGAGAATAGAGTTTCTACGAAGTTCTACTGGAATAACTTGAATTTTTTTGACTCTTGTTCCTGCTGCATGAGTTGCCTTATCAGTTCCAAAATAACCTCTAAGTACAGTCAATGAATCATTATTAGTTCCAGAAAGACTGTTCTTAGCAATTCTCATAATTTCATTTCCGATTTGTATATAATCACCAATCTGGTATCTTGCAGTTGTTCCTACACCAACAAGTGATGCATTACCTGTGGATTCAGTGCCGATTGCAACTCTAATTAAGTTATCTGCCTCGGCGTTTCCAATCGATGCCTTTAATCCACCCCACTCATTTCCATAAATTGCATGACCTCTACCAGCAATCTTTTCATCCGCAGATCCTAGAATTGCACCAGCATTTGCAGCAAAACCACCCTTATAGATCTTGCTAGCTCCAGTTGGAGGTTTTGTCATTTTGGCGGTAAATTGTGTCAGACTTCCTACGTCTTCTACGATATAATTTGCAGTTTTGCCGCCAATCTTATTGTCACTGGAGTCTACAATCTGGAATGAATTTCCCTTGACTAATCCATGACCAGCGATTCCACTAGTAGTATTGAATGTAGCAATTCCAACTGCATAGTTATATTGGACTGAAGATACGCTAATCTCAGCACCAGTATTCAAGAAATATTCGCCAGCATAAATTCTTTCATCACCGACCGTTCTTCCCAAAGCAAGTGTATTTCTTGATGGAATCCTAATGATTGGGAAATACTTATCGATTGATGTACTTAATCCAGTAAACTGGAGAACATCTCCAACTCCATGGTAGATTCCTTTTACGTTTAGGGTAATTGATGCACCTGCGAATCCTTGAATATCTAATACTTGACCACCTTTATATCCAGATCCGCCTGCAGTAATAGTAACTTCAACAACAGATCCACCAGAAACTACAATTTTTGCTAGAGCACCTTGCCAGTTAAGTGTGCCAGTATTAAAGAGTTTCTTATTGTAGTAGACTCCATCATTAAATCCAGAACCAGCTGTTAGTGATCCGTAGGTTCTGATTGCACCAAATCCATGATTAGATGCGGTTGTAATAGTTACAATTCCAGTTGCAGATGGATTAGTTACGGATGTTACTGTGATTCCGATTCCAATATCTTTAATGAAACTATCCATTGCCTCTCTGGTTAGAGACTTCTTCTTGTCATTTAGGACAGTTTGCCCAATTGGTCTTCTCTTTGCATAAGTGACAGAAGCCATTGGATTATCATTTGCATTATCTCTATCCAACTGTGGGTAGAAATCTTCTACTGGTTGCGAATAATAACGATCAGTGAACTCAATATCCATTGCATAGGATGCACTAACAAAGTCTGCTTGTGAGATTCCATCGTTGAACCCCTGAGCAAAGTTTTCGAGAATATTTGGTCTGAAAATGTAAAGAGTCGTATTGATTCTATTTTTTTCAAATCTAGGTAGTTTCGAATCTCTTGTCGAAGTAACATTCTGGAAAGTTCCAGGATTCGAACCAAGATCATATGTAATTGTATGGTCATCAACTATACTCTTAACTGCAAATGTTCCGTTATATCCTTGGTTTTCAATTGCATTGACATTATTAGAACTCTTTACTCCCTTTATAATAATCTGATTATCTTTGAAAAGAGTGTGTGGTTTTTCACTGAATAAAGTTACTTCGCCAGTTCCTGCATTATATGAACAGGTAGCAATGAATCTAGGATTTCTATTATATTGGTACTGATCAATATTAATCTCAGTTGGGTCAAATAAAATATTTCCAGTTTGGCTTGATTCTTGAACTACGAAACCGTCACTAGGATCTCTGGCATCTTGAGCTTCCTTAGGAATGAACATTCTTGCTGTATAGATCCTTTCGTCAAGCGATCTATCTTCCTGAACTCTATTGAAGAATGATTCTGAAGTAGCTTCACCGAGACCTTTTACACCTTGGGAAGCAAATTGGGTGTAGATATTATTAAATCTTTCAACGTGAATAAACCAGTTATTGTGGTTTGGATCCCATTGGATTGGATGCCCATAATCTCCAGGTACTTTATCAGAAACTCTACTTAAAATTCTTAATGACTTATCTACTTTGACGTTATTTAAGTTGAGACCTCTTCCATTCAACGCATTAGTTAAGTTGGCTGCCAGTTTGATTGTAGAAACTGACATTTTAATTACATAATAAACTCTATGATCTTCTAATCCATCTGGAAGATTACCATTATTTTGGATGAGAATTACAGACTCCCCAGTAACAAAACTGTGATTACCATTTGTGTGAAGGATTGTCTCATCATTTGGACCTCCAGTAGTGTTAACCACTCTCCACTCTTTATATCCAGGAGTGATACCCTGAGCAACTGTAGACGATACAGAAACAGTATTATTCATCATGTGAATTTCTGCGCTGTAGGTAGTTCCAGCGCCAAGATTCACATAAATTTTATCATTATCTCTAGCACCAATTTTAAATCCTTGTGCTCCAGATGGGGGGATTCCGTCTATTGCGGTGAATCCTCTTAAATAAAGATGACTCGTGATACCAACTGCAGTTGTTAGTCCAACATCTAAAGTAACGTATTGAATCTTAGATTCTTGACTTTGAATTGCTCTTGGTGGAACAATACTTGTAATATAGATTTGGTTATCTTTCGAGAATGATTCTTTCTTGAATCCATCTGCATAAAGAGAAATCTGACCAAAGTTAGAGTTTGAGTTTGTAATCGATTGGTCGCCACCACTTTGCACTTCAAAGTGTCTAGCAAAACCGATAGCAAACACAGAAACAACCTGACAAACACCATCATTGGTATATTTCATGTGGGATGTTTCCCACCCCTTTCTATAGACAGCTCTACTGTCTAGGTGATAAACTTGTGCGCTGTTCGTTGAGGATGAGCCTGCAGGAAGATCGGCACCATAAGAAGGAGTGCTAATATTAATACCATCATAAGTACCTGCATTTTTGTTATACTTAACAAATGCACGGTCATCCTTTTGTAGAGAAATTGCAGTGTACTGTGCAATAACCATCGAACGGAAACCGTCAGTGATAGTACCATCACCATGAGCGCCATTCAATCCATAAACAGATCTTAGAGATACGTTAAAGACATAAGGAGATGCCCCCTTAACAGTATCAGATTCAACAGTAACTCTAGGGTTAGAAGTGGAAGGTGTTGGGTCTAGGTTTGATGGAACAATTGCAAGCGTATACGTGAATTTAGTATCACTTAGAACGTTTGTGACAGTTGTGCTTACGTTATAGTTTGGTACGTTGATACCAGTAATTCGAATTGGAGATCCAATATCAAGCAAGTGTGGAACATCAGTATCAACTGTAATTGTTGTTGTTGGAGTTGTTCCATCACCAGAGATAATATTTGAGATTGCAATTGGGTCAGCGGCGAGAGCACCAACAATCTCCCATTCAGATCTTTGCTTATCAAAGTCTCCTTCTTGGTCTGGCCATTGGAATGCAATTGGTCTATTAGTGCTAGGTCCAAATGCATGAGTCAGCTTGTAATAATACATGCTGAGATCAGTATGATCAAAACCATCTGCTTTCGTAACACCGTTCGCAAACTCAAAGGCAGTTAGTTTGTGGTGTGAGAATAGTGGTCTAGAAATATAAAGTTCGTTAGTGAAATTTTGATGGTTTGTATAAACAGTGCCATCTGGGTTTGCATCAAAAATAGTAAATTGCCACAAATAACAAGAACCAGTCAATCTGAAGATTGCAGACTTAGGTGTTGCTGGATCTGTTGGGTTTGGAACGTACTTAGGTCTAATCTTTGTTTTTCTTAGATCTAGACCAACAATTGATGTGCCACGGGGAAGAATAGCACCACCATCGACTGAGTTGAATTTATATAAATCGTTGTCTTCTTGCGATAAGTCAAAGTTAGAACTTAAAGTTAGACCAAAAGTTGTACTCGCAACAGATTCTGCACCAGATGGTGATACAGCTTTTGCTCCAAGGTTATTTCTAATTCCATATCCAGGTCTATTGTCAATCAGATGTTCACCTGGGAACAATAGAATAGTTGTTTTGTCAATAATATCATTATCTTTTCCTCTAATATAGGAAAATCTTGCAGATTCAAGAAGTGCTCTTTGAATAGTTCTGAAAGGTTTTGTCAAAGAGTTTCCTTGATTATCAAGGCTGTCAGTAGCGTCAATATCATTTGGATTAACGTAAAGGATTCTTCCTTCCGTATTTTTAATAAAATTCTCTAGTTTACTAAGAGGCATCTTCCCGCGAAAAACTAATTTATGCTAGTTCTATTTAGATACAACAAAACCTCCCGTTTGGGAGGTTCTGCGTCACACGGAAGGGATTACTGATACTGGTATCGCCAGCACATTATTTATTATAGCAGAAAAGAAAGTCTTTGACAAATGATTCTGACTTTTCCTCACCAAAATTACTCTTTAAATAACCACCAACAGGATCAAGATTTGTCATGTAATTATCAAAATCACTATAATACTTTGTGTCTTCTCCAGATGGTTCAGCAGATTCTACCATATCTTTATATACTTCCAAGTATTTCTTAAAGACATGCACATAATTATCTACTTCAGACATTGTACATTTAGCAACGTAAATGTGATCGGAGAAATGATTTCCCTTTTGAAAGAATCTAAAGTCTCCCTCAGTCTTAGGTAGTTTATCCGTAGTGAATAAGTAGTTTTCTACAGGATGTTGAAAATCAAAAACAATAATAACTTTCTTATCAAAAAATCCCATCAAGTCCATACCAAAGCATGGTAAATTGGAACCTGTTTTTGGATATATGATATTATTGTAGATACAAGACTTATCGTTATAAATCTCCGCTTCTCTGGATTTTAAGAAATACTTTCCTTTGTAGATCTTTGCATCCAGATTTAATTTGTCTTCCCATTTGCACCACACATGATCTAGCGTCAAGTCTGGGAAAGTTTCGAATAGTATTTGTTTATAGTTCTTCCAAAGGTTCATTGCATTCTGGCAAACATTCAGGGTTTTCCAATTCTACTGGAAAAAGGCATGGGTGGGCTTCTTCATCAATTAAATAAAAAGAATTTCTATACAAGTCTTCTACTTCGAACGTTCTTTGCTGATCTGCTAACCTGCATAGTTCGTGATCATACAAATGCCCATCTGGTAGTTCGTCAAAAGTAAAGGGTATTTCATTGATAAAATACATCTTTACTATCATGCTTCCATTGTTGTACCAACAGTATGCATGAGTGATTTTATATTTAAAAGACATAGGATAACTCCCATATCGATTATTTATTTTATAGGACGAGGGGGAATCGAACCCCCACGGGCAATTGCCCAACAGATTTTAAGTCTGGTGCGTCTACCTATTCCGCCACCGTCCCGAGGTGCTCCTTGAGGGGATCGAACCCACCTTAGCCGAATTATGAGTTCGGTGCATTCACCAGATTGCTAAAGGAGCAATGGAAGTGGAGGGAGTCGAACCCCCAACCGCGCACTAATCTGGTGCATACAGAAGGTATAAGCTTCTCGCTCTGCCAATTGAGCTACACTTCCATTATCCAAAAATTACTTTTTGGATATAGCAAGATCTGCATACTCAATTTGATCTTCGGGCAGTTGAGAGTTTACGAAGTTCAGGACATTGGTGAACTCCTCAACACTATCACAATACACTTTCTTATCGTTGCCTTGATCACTTACAAGGAGAAAAGAACGAGTGCATACATCGACAACTACGCCCAGTAGAGTTTCAGCGTTGTTCATTGGGTTGCTTGTCTCGATTACTCACATATTATAGCACGGCAACCAGAACCCCGCAAGGTGCTGTGCCAGTTGGTAAAGTGTTTTTACTTGCCCAGCAATCCAGCTTTAGAAACTCTGGAACCCTTAAATGCATTACCAGTAAAGAAGTTTCCTGCTCCCCCTGGTGCCAATGGAGTATTACTTTGCCATGTTCCACTTCCAAAAGAACTTTTACATGTTGTTGCTTTGGCACCAAAAGATTTGCAACTGATACTTACTGCATCCCCTGCTTTTATTGCAATTGATTCATCAGCATCAAGGATAATATTTTTTCCTTTTAAAACGATTGTTCCATTTTCTGCAGATACTTGATAATGACCATTATGACAAACGAATATCATATCCATTTGCCCGTCTTCATTTAGAATTCCAGCATCAACTTCTAATGTCTTATCATTATGTATTCTAGCAGTTCCATTTGCCCCCAATCCTTGACAATAAACGTCTTCGTTTTTATTGACAGAATAAAGTTTGTAAGCCTCTTCGCCAGTTGTCCCACCATTTGTGTCTGCACTACCTAATGCTAGGTGTGGACCAAACTGCTTTAGATAAGTCTT